CCGATGTACGTTTGGTATACTCTTCGAATGCTTGTTCAGCCAACACAGAGTTTAACCACTCGTACCCCATATATACAGAACGATCTCTTTCGACAAAGAAGTCTTTAATTGAAATAACTGTATTAGATAAAACAATGTCAACTGGACGTCGCGGTAAAGTTAGTCCAGGATTTAGTTCTCCGAATAACTGATTTTGGTGTATAAGTATACCGGTTCTTGGATCTTTACCAATTAGATCAATCCATTCTATTCCGGTTCTATTATGTGATGTATGTAATCTTGTGTATAACACGTATCTTTCCCTTCTTTCATAATAAAGTTCCTATATGATTCAAAATAGAATATCCCCGGAGAATCAGATTCTCCGGGGATATAATCTTTACTTTAGTACAGTGACAATAGCCTTGCCAACAGAGGTAATAACCTTCTGAGGAATGGTAACATTTTTTCCATATTTACTATTATCATAGTACGTATTGAAATTCCACCTCGGTTCACGTGTGGTAACATACTTGAGATGTTGCTGGAAGACATTTAGCATAACAGACCGAAGATCCAACATATCCTTGCGAACATCTTTTGCATTCGGTCTCATATTCTTTACATCATCACGCAGATAATATTTATTGATGAGATCGATCATATAGTAGATCTTACAAAGCTCATCTTTCACACCATCTACATTACCAGCTTTCTCATGAGCCTTGATCATCTTCAGTGAGTTCCTGAAGTGAGTATCAAGTTGATCATATTCCCGTCTAGTGACAAGAATGTCACCATTCTTACTGAATCGGATTTTAAATGACTGTAGATACTGAAGGAATGTGTCTATTACCGACTCATCCATTATAGTGAGCTGATAGTTCAATACGTCGATCGCCCAGGGATTATCTCTATCCAGACCATATGCAGTTTCATTGAACTGATCTTCGATCTTAGTTATCTTCTGCTGCTTCATCATCTCGGTTCGCAGAATCCGTTTTGTTACATTATCTACAAACTTCTGGTGATAATTGCTCAGATAACCACCCGTTACATATTGAGCAAAAGTGGTGTAACGGAAGTCTTCAGGCTTCATCAGTGATGGTTCAACGATATATGGCTCTGGAGAAGGTCTACCTGCATTTAGAATATCTGCAACGAAACGGCTGCAGAACCATTTATACTCAGGATTATCAGCAATACCAAAGTAGTTCTTCAACAGACCAGTGAAGTCGTATCGGAATTTTGTAGCATTCTTGACAAAGTATTCAAGACGCTTCTTCATTGCTGCAATCTGATCCTGTGTACAAGGCACTACATACAGGGCATATGGAATCTGTTTATTTTGGAAGAATTCTGCTCTGATATCTTCTTTCTTAAATCCACCGATGAAAGGATTAAGATCAAACTTACGACCAAAGGAATACATCTGATGCATAGAAGAGTCAAAGCTAATACTGCAGTGAGAGAATTGCGATTGAGTTACTTTCTTAATCGCATTAGCTAGCGCAGTACCAGAGTGCATTAGCATAATATAGACCGGATAGAGCTTATCATTTGAATACGATTCGTTTATCCGATCGAAGAATTGAATATGCTCAGTCATTTCGAATATATAGGACTCCTGGATAGATTTAGTCTCATCGACTGCTCTAGGGTTCTCATATCGTTCTTTCGGTTCAAAGAACTGAATACGATCACCCCAGAGTTCAGTATGATCTACCTCAGGATAATCGAGATACTTAGCATCTCCAGTATCTACACTCTCATGGATAATCCCAGGAAGTTTAGAAGCAACCTTTTTCTTGAACGCCTTTCTCTTTTTAGCTTTACGAGCCTTTTTCAAATTCTTGAGATGATCTTTACGTTTCTTCTCAAGCACTTTAATACGCTCTTCTTCTTTCTTATGCTTTTCTTTTTCCTCATTGGCCTTTCGTTCTTCCTCTTCAGCCTCAGAAGATGCGCCTACATTACGAAGACCGTACTTATCGGCGACCTCTTTCTTCTGTTCACGGTCAAGCGAATGTGTATCAGCAACAGCCTCATTGATAGTAGTACAATTTGTAACTCTATCAGCAGGAATTACGGTTTGATATTTATCAGAATAGGCAATATCATCACTATCTTTTAGATCATAGCTTGTAAGAGCAACTTTATTGCTATCCAGATATTTATCAATAAGAGGGAGTACCTTGCGGTCAAATGTACGTTTACCTACATCTGTGAAGAATGACGTATATTTTACATCAGACTGATCGTATACATCAGGAACGGGGAGCCAAGATAAAGTATTCGTTCTTTTCAGCTTTTTCCAATCTTCAAATGGCATAGCATCTTTTAACTCGTTATAAATACCTCTACCGTTATATGTGTATCTATAGAGTGTTACAGATTCATCAATAGCTACACCAGCAGTATCAGCCGCTTCTGCATCTCCTTTATCCGCTTTCTTACGGAAAGATTTATCATCGTTCAGCCAATACTTAGTAGACTCTACATCAGGGAAGAGAATCTCATCAAGAGGTTCATCTTGAGCTTCATCAAGTTTATCATCGACGATATCTTCTACAAATTCACCCAAATTACAATCCGGATAGAATTGACCGATGCTGATATTTTTGAAATATAGTTCAGGATATTTTTTACTATCGGGCATATTAGCATAGATTTTACGGATTTCATCTTTCATGTCATCAACGGAATTGAAAGTATGAATTCCTTCCATACCACCCATAGCATTCTCAAACCATTTGATTTTATTGCCATCTTCCCAGTATATGAGAGTATGAGTCATACCACCGCCAGGTTCCCCATCTTTATATGCAACAAAGAAAAGAATCTTTGGATATAATCCCATACCTTTCAGAAGAGGATATGCTAAAACAACCTGATCATGACAAGAACCGCGTCTATCCCTCAGCACCTTATCAGCCGTTTTCATTTTACTGAAATTGGCATATTTGATATTAGCTTTCATCCACCGGCTAAGTTCTTCGGGAGACTTAAAATCGGGCAGTTTAAGCATGCTAGAAGCTTCATCAATCGGGCAGAGCATAAACTCATCAGAGATATCACGAATCTTTGTATATACGTCGCTCTCGATTGTTGTATATTTTTCGAACTTCTCCTGAATATGAGAGACTTCTCTGGGCTTAATTTCAATCTGCTGATTCGAAGCAGCATCTAGAAGATCTTCCAGAAGAATCAGTCCACCATCTTCATTCCAGTTAGCTGCATATGCATTGATATGCTGATATCCACTGGTTACTAATTTTTCGGTATGAAGATGTGCGTGGATATTGATTTCATCTGGAGCTACCTTCATCGGTTTATGGGAGAAAAGCATATTATGGATTCGAAGCACCTCTGTTACTTCATCGAACCCGATCTCTTTATAGAAATCATCATCCTGTATATCGTGGTTTCCTCTGCACATAATCTTATAACAAGGAATCTCACGAATGACACTAGCCACATCATCAAGCTTAGTTACTGCAGGATCACAAAGATCACCCAGGAAGATGAGAAGATCATCATCCTGGATGTTCTGTGCAAAGTTTTCTGCAAACTTACCAATCTTGTAACGTGAATAGAATGGATGACGAACATCATTGCTGATATTGTATAAGTGCCAGTCAGCACCAATCCAGATTCTATTCATAGGTATACCTCACTTACAGAATCGAAGTATGTACAGTGTATTCGGGATCTGCAACTTTCTTCTGATTAGGGCCAAGCTCATGATTATCCAGCACATTGATATCAAGACCTTTATTATGATCCAGTCTCTTATACCAAGGCTGAGTAACTCGCTCTGGTCTACCAGTGCTTGTTCCCTCATCATCCACAGCTGTATTATCTTCCAGCAACATATGGCTCATATGCTCGATAATATTTTCATCGGCATATCGAGCAAAGGGATGATCCACACTGATGGAGAAGTTGCATCCTAGTTCTTTATACTTCTGATTCAGATTCTTCACATATTGCTCAACTTGATCTGCAGGAATACGACTAACCATATCCATCGCCAATCTAACAGAAGTCCTATCGATGATTGGATACTCCATCGTATCCGGAAGCAAGAAGATACTATCCGGCATGCCAAGCTCATGTACCAGATACGCAGAGCAACGATCTCTACTCACTAGTTCACCAGGATCATTAGCCTCATTCATACTGACAACTTTATCACGAATGCAAGCCATATTCTGAATCAGATGGATCAGATTTGTATACATCGACTCTTTTGTATACGGGCTATCCAGATAACACCAGAAGAGATCCCAGAGATACTGCATCTGGTTGATCTGCTCCTGACTATCCGGTTTAGCATCCAAATAGAGGTCATAGTGATATGATACTTTCTGGCTCCAATCCATCAGCAATGCATGGTGTTTACCAGTCAGATTCACAGAGGGATCAAAATTGGGATCCAACAGAATTTCTCCCATAATACTATACAGTCGCATACAGAAGAAATTATGGTTTAGATCTTTACTCAGATCAGCCTTGAACCAGTTAGCTTCTGTATCATATTCCGTGTAGTACAGGACTTCACTGATATCGTCATGAGAATCCTTATCTGTGATATCAGCCCAACCAAGAGGTTTTGTAAAATCGGTACAAAGGGGCTTTCTAATTCCAAGATTATGGAACATCGTATCAGCTACAGCTGCAGAAGCCATACCACCGCAGACTGTTTCCAATCTGGTAGAGAATGTCATTCTCTGAAGATCCGGCCAGAAGTAATCCAAGAATGAGAACTCTTTCAAAGCCTGCACCGATTTAGCGAACTCAGGGCCATAGAAGATATTATTGTAATATGCACGATTGAGTCGCATATGTTCTTCTACTACCTGTTTACGTGTTCTCTTCGTGATAGGTGTACCAAGACCAGTAATAACCATCTTCGGTACCTCATCTGTCTCTCGTAGAGCTTCCGGTGCATATTCATAGAGAGCATTGTTCTTTCCGATCTTTGTATTTACATCGAACTTTTCCATAGCCGCAAAAATACGAGAGGCAAGTTGTTTCTTATCTTTCTTATCTTTGCAGTGTCCGAACATTCGAATAGCCTGCTGGACATGCGCTTTATCATTCAGAGGATATGCGCGGAGACGAGGAATACCGAATGCGTCATCAGGAAGAGCATTTCGATCCTTACTCTTTAGCGCTGCTTCATTATAATACTCCATAATACCGGAAGGCCCCTCCATTTCTTCCTCAATGTCAAGACCTTCATCTGGAGTACGATCGAGCAAAGAGATCTTATCAGGATTAATTACATCTACCACGACAACACTTGGTTTACTATCACCGATTAGATCCCACTGCGCATTCTCATTTTGTAGGATATCAGCAACGGGTTCATTCTCAGGAGTTACAGACTCCTCATCTTCTACATCCAGAAGAGAGATATCTTCCTCAGCAACATCAATTCTTGTTACCAATGAATTCTTCGGATGTACAGCCATCTGATGAAATACACTCATTCTTCTTCACCTCCAGTCATAAAATATTCTTCTAAGAGAATAAAATGAGATTTATGGATCAAATTATTAGAGTTTCCTAAACTGTCATCAAAGCAGATACCAAATCCGCCCATAATGGCAAGGATATCATTGAATTCATGTGGAGCCTCCACTACTTTAATGATAGTACGGAAAGCATCCTGCATATCCTTCTTGTTACCGACATATTTGTAGATTCTATATCCACCCTCAGCAAAGATAGGATCATCATGTGCTGCTTGATACAGTCTTAGATTCATACGGTCGGTGACATACCAGCTTGCGCCGATACGAGAATCAGAAATAGCATAATATGCGGGCATAGTAGTACCTTCAACATACCCAACCAAAAGACGAATACGATCTACATCAATCTCTTCTTCCTGGTTCCAATCGATATCTTCCATTGGTTCACTACAAGCAGATTCAGTGATAACGATAACAGCTTTACGTTTTTTCATATCGTCATCTTTCTGTTCATGAACGATCTGATAGAGAGCTTCCAGGAACGGACCATAATTAGTGCCACTAATACGGATGTAGTTGAAGTCGGTTTGCTTCTTCATCAATTCATCCTTCATGGCAACCTTATACTTCGTCTCTTCGATGAATTTAGGATTACCATTCGGATGATCCCCTCCATCCTTGATCTCTACAATGAGATTATAATCCGGCATATAGAAATCGGGCATGTAGGTTCGCTCAACTTTATCCTTGCTGTCATAATAAGTGAAATTCTGAGGAGGATCCTGAATACATCTCGAGGGAAGATCCAATACAGTATCGCAGAACTTTAACCAGTTAAGTTCCAGTTTACCCATATACTCGACAGACCCTCCATCTGTCTTGAAAGTATATTTACCAGAAATCTTTCGATTCTTTTGCATTTCTTTCTGATGTGCCATATCACTCATCAATGTATGCTGATCGATACCACGAGCACTCATAAGGTTTGCCTGTGCAATCTTACGAAGACGAGCTCTACACTCGGGGTCGGGAGATACCTTATAAGGTTTACCAGTTTTTGGATTCCATTCAGTATCTTTCCCGCAGCCACATTGGCATTTACTGCTCAACTTACCATGTACGGAAAAATATAGAGACTGAGCCGCATCCATTTCAGATTGCTCAAGTTCTCGACTATGATATTTTTCAATGTGTGAAATTGCATCCTTTTTCAAAGAAAAATATTTTCGACAATAAGGGCAATTCGCCATGCGTTTTCACCTCTTCTTAATTAACATTATATGAATGTCCCTGAAATTTTCATACTCTAATTCTTTTTCTAATCATAAAAGATTAGGGCGACATCAGTATAACTTCATAAAAGAAGAGGGGTGAATCCCAAGTGAAGCTATCCAAAAGCGACCTTACGTTTCGCATGACTACTCGCACCGGAGAAGCCATTGTCTCCAGAAATGGAGAGAGTATTTGCAACACTTTTCAGCGATTACTCTATATGGTTCCTGGCACTGATGACTATGAGAAGAACATGGGTCTGGATATTACAACCAGAGCCAAGAGGCCTCATGTAAACGGTGAGAGGGACACCGAGTATGAGGCAAAGATTGTTGAACAGTTGTATGCTTATACAGACATTGTGCCACTAAATATAGTGGCAATTTTTCAGGATCAAATCCTTATCATCTATATGGATTGTATGATTGACAATCAGGAATTCCGACTGCAGGCTTCGTCGGATTCCGATAAATTGGCAACTCAAATATTACCGAAGACGGTATAACAAGGAGGAATAAATAATGAATGAGAATCTGAGCAGCATGACCGGAAAGCAGATCCCTGATCCGGCAGCAATGCTTGAAAATGCTACCGGTACTGCGGTAGATCCGGAGCGTATGGTACTTTCCGATACAAAACCCATCCCTCCCATTGCAACACCTCTGGATGAAATTCCTAAGTCCGTAGAACCCGTTGTAGTTCGCCCTGTATCTACTCCTACTACGAATCCGATTCCTATCATTCCCGGTGGCGGTCAGCAGATTCTGTCCGCTGAAGATGTAGCCGCCATGGGTATTGATACTTCTGGTGGTAAGAAGATCGATGTTGTACAGGAGCAGTTTGCTCAGGAGAATAGACGTTTCCATGAACAGCAGACTGCTAAGCAGCAGGAGACTATGGCAATGTTCCAGGAAGCTATGGCTGCAGAGGAAGATCGTCTTGAACGTGCTGATGCAACACTGGCTGATGAAGAAGCTCGTGAAGAGCTTCTCGGTAATACTACCAGCCAGCCTTCTGGTACTGTGACTTATGATCAGATCAGTCTGGCTGAGCGTAAGAAGGATAGTCGCCGTTCTACTGATCCTGAGATTGATCCTTATGATCTTATGCCCGCTTACAGTGAGGATGAAGTCGATGAGGACGAATCTCCTTCCACTGATGAGAAGAAAGAAACTGATCCTAATCCCAATGATGCCGAGTATGGTCAGTTTATCCGTGAGATGGAAGTCGTCACTCTTCCTGAATCTGACGCTAATGTTGTCAAAACGATTCGTGATCCTGTTGTGGAAATCACCGATTCTGGCCGCAAGCGCAACAACCAGCCTCTTGGCGATCAGGCATTTCTGAATGCTATCACGAAGTTCAAGAAGGATAAGTTTGGTAAGGTTACTGTCGTTCTTCCCAACAGCGGTTTCACTTGTGACATTGTTGGTACTGGTGTAGTTGATCTGACAAATCTGTACATGAACGTAGATCAGAATATGACTACCTATGATTATCAGCTGGAGCAGATGAGAACTATTATTAAGAACGTCACTGGTACCAGTCCTAGGGTTGATCCTCGTGATCTAGCGAATATGATCCATCACAGAGACTTCATGATTCTGGCATTTGGTCATATCTGCGCTACTATGAAGACTGTTGAGACTGTCGCTAACTGTACCGAATGTGGTAAGGCGTTTCGTATTACCAGCCGTCCCAATGATCTTCTGATCAATATGGATGATATGCAGGAGCGTCGTATCCAGATTGAGAATGCTCCTAATATTGAAGCATACTCTCTGATGTCTCGTAACCGTACAGTATACACCTCCATTGGTATCGAAGTTACCATTGGTCATCCTTCCTATGCAGAACTGATTCGTTGTATCCGTTCCTTCCAAAGCTATAGTCAGAATATGACTGCCGCTGATGCACATCGCTTTGAGTCTATGCTCCAGTTGCTGAATATGGTACGGAAGATCAAGCTCCCCAATGATGTAACGGCTGCTAATATCTTCCAGAACTATCAGGCTCTTCAGCTGCTGGCCCAGGAAGATTTGGAAAAGATCAACCGTGAAGTTAATGATATGAATAAAGATGTCATTGAACCCAAGTTCGGCATCCGTGAAGTCACCTGTCCTCATTGTAAGCAGGTCGTAAAAGACATTGCTTATGAAGGACTCCTTGATCTGCTTTTTTACCACACCACGGTCAGCAGTTATCTGAACAATCCCGAAAGCTGATAGATGCGTGGGTAGAGAAAGTCAAAAAGACCGAGAGGGAGTATTTCACACTGGCATATAATGCGCATACAATGCTTCGGGACTATTATACATTTGAAGAAATTACTGGAATGCCGATACGCGGTCTTTTTGATGAGATAGAGAAGTTCCAGCCTAAGCTGAAAGAAATCGCTCGGCGTCAGGAAAATGCTCGTCTGCAGGCAGAGCTTGAAGGTAAACGTCAGCGTACTCAGCAGAATCTACAACAAAGAAGGATGAGACGGTGAAAAGACACAAACTTAATGTAACCCGTCCGGAATTCTTATTGAATCTGATGTCTGGAGGAGATGTAGATGCACTCACCATGCAAAATATGAAAAAGTCCCTCCATGATACGACACCCCTATGCTATTGTGTTTACACTGTTTTGATGGAAGCAGATATCCATCCGGATGATGTAGAAGCAATGTATAATGATGGGGAATCGATCGCAGTCACTTTTTACAGTAAGAATACTGCTAAAGAAGTAAAGGAGCTCTGTAACAAAGAGATTGTCCGATACGGCTCTAAGCGGTATAAGGTGAAGCTAAAAGTACGAGATAAACATCTCGTAGCAGAAGTATCTGAGATCGAACCCGATGAGGATTCCGATATGGACGATGTTGAATAAATGGAGTTGGGAGGGGAGTTCTAACCCCTCCCACTCTTATTTTGGTCGACAAGTATATAAACTAACAATAAGAGAGGTGATAGACGTTGGCCGTCGGTATTGGACGTTTGAAATATGAAATGTCGCCATCTGACACTTTAGATGAGGCAACTGCAGTATCAAAACCTTCACAAAAAGGTCTTTGGACTAATCTTTTGGATGTAGAGAAGTTTGTACGTGTAAACAATCTACAGGAATGTACAAACGCAGTTATGCTTGATCGGCAAGCATATACGTCAGATGGTATCCTCAGTAATGAGATCTTTGGTATTTCTCAATATGATCGACGAAACCGTTTCGCCTACATTGATCTTCATGGGCACTATATGTATCCGCTGGCTGCAGTAAAGCTTGCCGCATATGACAGAACTCTTTGTGATGTTCTGTATGCTCGTGGTAAGTATAAGCTCACCACTGAAGGTGCTCTGGTTGAAGATGAAAATGGCGATTCCGGTCCTGAGTTTCTTTACAAGATTTGGGGTAAAGTTAAAGTTAGAGAGAAAACCACTGAAACTACTAAAGAAATTCAGAAGTTCTTTGAGAATTCCCGAGATAAACTTTTCTGCACAAAGTTCCCGGTGATTCCTCCGTTCTACAGAGATATCAATATTTCTACTACAAGCTCGTCCAAGAGTTCCAATATCATCAATAGCAAATATAATAACATCATTTCTTATACGCAGTCTATCTCGCAGTATACGGATACATTTTCTGGCATGACCCGTATCACACAAGCTCGTGTACAGACACTTCTGGTAGATATCTATCAGGAGTTGATGATAAAGACAGTTAAAGGTCAGCCTTCTAAGTTCGGTATGCTTCGTCGTTCAATGGCGGGTAAGAATCTTCCATACACGGCACGTCTTGTCATTACTGCACCGAATTTAAATAAGACTTCTCTTGACCGCGTACAGGTGAAGTTTGGTTATGCTACTATTCCTCTTGCATACATTTGCTCACTCTTTATGCCGTTTATGGTACATGAACTGAAAGCATATTTTGAAGCACAGTTTATCCAGGGTGGTAAAGTTCCAGTGATTGGACAAGACGGGAATATAGCCTATACAACTTTCACAGAGTCTTATGATGAGAGCCAGATTACAGGAATGATAAATAAGTTTATTAATTCACCGAATACACGATTTGATCCTGTAAAGACTCCTCTCGATGTAAATGGTCAGAGATACAATATGGCTGTAACAGGAAGATTCAATAAGGATAACACTACATTTACTCGAGCTGCTACTTATACAGACATACTCTATATTGTAGCAGAACGTGTAGCAAGTGATAAACATGTGTTCATTACTCGTTATCCTCTTGATAATCCAAACGGCCAGAATCCGTATCGAATTCTTGTATCTACGACTAATGAGACACAACCTGTCACAATCGGCGATAAAGTCTATGAATACTATCCGGTGATCAAAGGAGATCCGTTGAATGTATTCATGGCAACTGGCCAGTTCAGTAATACAATGATTGGCCAGATGGGAGCGGACTTGAGGTATAGTATCACCTTCGGAGTCGCTTTGGGAGTAATCCCTCAAAAGAATACACCTGTGAACGCCTAACAAGCGGTGTGTATAGAATCTAGAATTCTATATGCTAACGGTATCATCTATAATAAGGCTAGGTATAGGAATATCCCACCTATGCTATTCCACATGGTTTAAAATAGCTGAATGCGATGACTAAGAGAGCCTGAAGCCTCTCCCCCGAAGGAGAGAGGCCAGACGGGAATACCGTGTCAGAAAGGGATACAGGAATGTACCCGAGTAGGATGTAGAGACTAAGTAGTAGGCTTATGGTTGCGGCTATAAGTCGAAGCGCAGGTCCCCTGAGAGTAACGGAACCCAGGGTGAAGAGATAGTCCACAAAATCTCATCTGGTATATGGTGATACGTTTACCGGATGGGGATCAAATAACGATGGAGATACTGTATCTGTAAAAGCATGTTGGTCAAAAGAGTCGAATGAAGATGCAGAAAGATATATCAATTCTAATGCATACGTTCTTAATATGCAAGGTAAATGTATGCGTGATATGAGTAAGGACTTTTTGTTGACTCAGTATCTTCTGACCAATATCGCTAATACAAAATATCTGACTGAAGATTGTAATGTAATAGCACCTAAATATGCTGTATAAAAAATTGAATAAGGAGAATGAAAATGCATGATACCTGAGAATTCACTACGATTCCGATACTGGAGATGGAGAGTTTCTAAGTGGGCAAACAAATGGATCAAAACCGGTAAAAGACCTGAGGATATATCTTTGCTGATGAAGACCTTTAAGAGGACGGATAATCTTCTGATTGAGGGTAAAGTGAGAGATATACCTACAGGTAGTTTCAATATGACTATTCACTGGCGTGAACAAATCAACGGGAAAGATATGTGGGTATATGATAAATATATCTATCATATCCATAACAGTAAGCAGTTGACTCTTATACGTGAGAGTTATCGCCATGGACAGTTCCCATATGATTGGAAGAAGAAAAAGAAATAAAGAAAGAATAGAGGGAGGCACAACGCCTCCCTCTTTCTTACTTGACTATCTTGGTTCAAACTTGTTATATCGCTTACATTCGTAGCACAAACTATGGTTGCTAATGGAAAGACTATGTTCACAGTTCTCGCAGGGTGGATGTAACCACATATAGATCCAGTTTAACAAACGCTTGATCACATGATATCATCCTCTCGGTTATTTAATAGGAAATCCAGCAGCCTTGGGATGACCGCCTCCACCATTCAGCTTCGCGATTCTAGCGAGATTAAGATCATCCCTATCTGTACGCAGTTCGATATTATGACGAACGTGGTTAATGAGAATCAGAATATCAATATCTTCATTGATGTCGTCATATCCATATTCTAAGACACGAGAAGATATCAAACTGAAGTAGTTATAATCTTCCTCAGGAGAATTAATAATAACTCCTTTAACCACATAGTTTGGTACATACATATCACAAACAATACCTTCATGGTTGGTATATGACAACACAGGAACCGTAGGTTTACTTTTCGTAAAGTCAATAATATTTGAAATAAAGCGTTCATACTCTTCGCAGAGATTATCATGCTCTCTGCGAATGTCAATATTCTTGACTGTGAGCCCAGAAGGTTTCTTAACGGCAAGGAAGTATACCATATCGTGTATGTACATATTTATCTTCTTATTCTTACGATATGCGATGAACCGAAGCTGTTCATAGATTTCCGTAGGAATATACTTAAACATTACATTACGTTCCGACTTATTCCGTTCGTACCATTCATTATCCCAGTCTCCGGTGTCATATTTGGACACAGCCTGACAGTAGGCTTTAAGTGGTCCTATAACTTTACTGTTAATATTAATTTTAGACCAGAGCAACAAATGCCACATCTGTAATGTAGAAGACATTACACTTGTTCCGAAATATGTCATTGTGTAACCTTTATGTACATCCTCATCGGTCATGTTTTTGAATGTAGTTACATGATGATCGACAACAATCAGTCGAATGATATGACCAGCATCAATCATAGCAGCATAATAGGAAAGATCGATAGAACCAAGATCGCTAATGAGAATGAATAACTGACTTTCACCCTTAATATAGGGGCGAGTCTTCTCAGAGCGTAAGAAGTCATCGATAACTTCATAATCACACCCGGGACGGACATTGGAGAAAACGACGGGATACTTAATGATGTTGATAGATCTTAATGCGCACTGAGAAACAACCTGACAGCCATAACCATCAAGATCTGTATGGCTGATATGGAACCGAAAGATGTTGGGATCGTCAGCCTCAACCCACTCTTTGAAAATAACCTTATCAGTATTAAACGTCCAACTCATTTATATTACCTCCAATTTTATATTTCTTTACTATTGAAGATTATATCTTCACAATTATAGTATATACTTAGAAGTTCTCTCAAATCGGAAATGAGAATGGGCAGACTTTAAATATCTACCCATTCTCTCTTTATTTATTCAATTTTAACAACATCCAAGTTTTTACCCTTTAACTCACCGCCGGGGAACTGGAGGAAACATGGATCATACGGCTCATAGTACGAAGGTTCCTGTGTAATAATGAATGCCTGATTGATACCTACATACTTCATCTGACTTGTTAGAATATGGACAAATGCACCCTTATTCTTTGGATTAAGAGGGCCATCTTGTTCATCTGTTGTATAGATACCATATTTATCTACAAGCTTTGAAAGTATCGCTAAGCTGATTGCTGATGCAATTGTAGACTGCTGTGACGAAGATGCATATGAGATATCTGTACCCTCACTACCGTTATAAACATACGGTATTGTGAACTGTTTATCAGAAATCAAGAACTCTTTTAGATATAGCTTCCCATCAAACGTATTCAACAGCAGCTGATTGGCAATCGTACAGATATCATACATATAGATATCGATCAGTTCTCTGCGAATCATTTTACCAGGAGCCACAATAGAACGAATAACATTGATCACTGTAAAATCTCGTTCTACTTCAAGTTTCTCAATCTTCAGTCTCCGAACCGCATCTAGATCCAATTTAACTTGTTCTCGTTTAGGGTTACGAGCACGAATAAGATCATCAAGCTCTCTGATATAAGACTTCTGCTCTTTGCATTTATCTATCAACTCCTTAATCTTTTTGATCTTCTCATCTTGCTCATTGACTTGAGCCTGTGTTTCCAGTTGTTCTGTGATAAGTCTTCTATATCTATCGACATTATCAGACACTCTTCTCCAGAGAGATAAAGTTTTTGTATATCGATCCATCTGCTGTTCACTGATTGAGATATGCATCTTGTGAAGATTGAGTTCATCTCTCAGTATCTGTCGGGTATGATTCAATCTATCTAACTGATGCATTAATAAATCTCTATTAGTTCCATATACCTTTGCAAGTTCTATTGCGTGATCAATCTCAGGAATTCGCTGTCTTGTAATCTGAAGATACAACTCTTTCTCTGACAGAATTGCTGCAGTCTCTTTAATCTTCATGATATCAAGAAGATTCCCCCAAGTTCCATTCCCAATAGCCTTATAGAGGGGTTTAAGCTCATTAATACCAAGATATTTCTTCAACAAGCTTGCATTACCCTGTAGGTATTGGATAAGTTTTTGTGCATCACTATGAATAGCTACAGCTTTCTCGGCATCTCTACATTCGTGCGTGAGATCAGTCAGTTGAATAGAGATATTTTGTAACTGTTCACGAAGAGATGCGATTTCACCAACAACACCCTGATACTTTAATGCTGTTGCAATAAATGGACAAGAATCAATCGTACAGTTTCTGGGCCGTTTATCCAGAATGGATTGAATCTGTTGATATTGCTCTTTCTCGATCAGCGTCCGATAGATCTGATCTTTCTTTGCTGTTGATGTTTGAATAGTCGCTGTCAGAGTTTGAACTCTCTCAGTGCTATATTGGGTATAACCAGACCAATCATCAGCACTAAAATATTGAGATGCGATTTCACCATACTCATCATATAGAGCCTGTATCATCTGATCCATAATGACAATAGCCCGAGAAAACTGTATGGCTTCATCGTATGTCATTCCTTCGAACTTATCTTTCATATAGGTATATCGAAGAGACTCCAGTTGTTCCAGATAAGCTTTCTTTGTCTTCTCAAGCTCTTTGATATCCTGCGTTTGGATACTATAGAGAACGGATTCCGTTTCACCGATATCGTTCTCTGTCTGATTTAATTCAGAACGGAGCTGTTCCATTCGACTCTTATACCCAGTAAGAGCTCCTTCAGAAGCAGCTATTTTTCTTTCATACTTCATGATATTAGACGAGATAGAGTCAATACCTTTGAAGTTGATACTACCATTCCGTTCAGGCTCTATACCCAGTTTATCATATACTCTCATCAAATCCGCATAGATGCGATCAATTTCGCTATCAAACGATGCAAGGTTTACGACCATTGCATTGTATCGATCAATCATCTCATCTACATCAGAACCAGAAGTAAGTTCTCTTAAACGCCCTTCCATTTTAGAAAGTTTCTTAATTCGATCTTCTCGCTCTTCAGTAAATTTTTGCATCTCATCAGTAAGTCTTTTGAAATCAGCTTCCAGAGATTCCTCATCTCTTAAAGATACAATCTTCTGAGCAATATTTCGAATCATTGTATTGAGCTCTTTATACTTCTCATTTAAAATCCCATATGCTACTTCATATCGTTTCACATTAGGGATAAGAGAATCTACAGCCGCTTTTCTCTCTGAATCGGTCATATTAACAATGCTTGATACAGCTGTATTATATGATGCAAAGGATAAGAAATCCTTATTGATTCCAAAGTATGTATAAAGAAGACTCTGATAAGAAGAAAGATTACCATTCGGATTTAATTCAACTTTCTCACCATCTTCTCTTGTGAGTTCCAAAAAATACTTACCAACGTGACCTTCACCTTTTTTCGGTGAATATACACATTTGGAAATAAGAGTCGTTCCATCATCTCCGATATATTCACGCTTGATAACACCTTCTTTACCAGAGAGAATGAACTTATTTCTACCATCAGTAGGAGAACCCCAAGGATGGATTAAACTAAGAAGCGTCGATTTTCCGACACCATTATCACCAATAAGAACGAAAATATCCTTATCGGCATAATCCCGGAGATCAATCTCAATAGTCTTTTTATTCAATCCAGCGTAGAAGCCGGTTACATTTGTAGCTTCAAATCGTACCAGTTTATACATACAGGTATACCACCTCCAAGTATTAAGGTGTTAAAGGAAATACCAAAAAAGAAGAGCCAGGGGGATATACCCTGGTCTCTCCTCTTCTTCTCTTCCTTCTTTATACGGCTTTACTACCGCTCATGATAATTACTTCGGTCCCCTCCGGAACAGGTTCGTCTTCGGCTGAGTCTTCGGAGTAAACAGATTGTTCTTCTTGCCCTTGTAACTCTGCGATTTGTATGTCTGCATATTCTGCAGTGTACTCTTCGGTCCCCGAATCGGACTCGGAACTGCCATCGGTTGTCACCTCCTCAGCTGTGTCTGGACCCCACAAGTTGGGATCTGAGTTGATCTCTGCAAGGATCTCCTCGAATGAGATCTTTCTGATAGGTTCTTTCTCCTTGGATTTTGTATCAACGATTGGGAAGTTGAAGTGCGATTCTTGGACGAATTTTGTGAATTCATTGACCTGTTGAAGCCACACCTTTTCATCACCTTTCCGCGCGGATTCTACATCCATCAGTTTCTCGATCAGGTTTGTAATATTCTCACCTGTATCAGGATCCATTACATAATAACCCTTGGTCCACTTACGTATAATCGCTATAACATCCTGCTTACATTGCGGCGTTGCACGGGTAAGGATATCAATTAACCAATTATGGTAGTTGGCATCATAGTAATGCATGGCACCGGAATGGTGAACCAGTGCATCTTTCACCTGACGGATAGACATCAGTTTCCACTGGATTGTTTCCGGATTATTACTATTCGCCAGATCAAATAGGACCTTTGAAAAGATTTGACCAACCTCTCTATGACGATCTCTTGCATCCGTGAGAAGTTTATTTCTTGTTGCCAGATCTGCGATCATCATACGCCAAATACGATTCTGTCGGTGCATTTTTCTGACCATGAAAATGGTGCTGATCAACAAGACCAGCACCAGAACGCTATATACTATCAGAAATGTCATAACTGTATGGTTATTCATCGAACTCTTCCTCCTCGCCCTCGTCGGACTTTCTCTGTTTCTTAGGATGGGTTTCATTATCTAAGGTTGTAGAAATAGCTTCCGCAACCATTGGGCTAATATCAATCAGATTATCCTGATTGATTTCAAACGGCATACCATTCGGATAGATTACCAACATCTTACCTTCAGGTATACTCATTTTATGCATTGCAGTTGGAATATCTTTAATGATAAACGCTGCTTCTCCCTGCCAAGTGTCATCATATTGCATGAACTTCGTAGGAGACATAGCTCGGTTCAATCGAAGACTCCGCTTGCTGTTATTTACAATGTTGGAACCTTCAACGCCTTTCTTTTTATCCACCGCAAGCGCCTTCAATCTCGCTCCATATGGTTCAAATGGAGCATGCTTCAGACGTATGAACATTTTCATCAACATGTTCAGAGGATCGTCATCAGCATGAATCGGTGGCATATATACATCTACGCCAATATCCGATTGATACAGGTTATTATCTGTAAATTGATCGATGGTAAAGGAATGATTCAATGTGGCTGCTACCAGATCTTGTTCCTTTCCAATTCGATATTCTTCTCGTTCCTGCATCGATCGAGGTCTCACAAGAATCAGCTTATACTCATCATGTGAAATCTTTCTTGACCAGAAACCTACTTTTGCTGTGGAATACGAGAAGTCATCTTTTGTTACGCCTCGGAATGGAAACAACCCAGACGTAATCAGACAGGTATCGCCAAACTTGGTTTTCTTTTCATACCGATAAGCAATACCTTTCTTTAGTGCACTAGGCCCATCGCGTTCGACTATATCCCAAGGATAATCTTCTACGCGAAATGGTGTACCCTCGAGATAGGCCATAGTGGTTGCCAGTGATTTGCTCATTTCATTCTCACATCCTTTCTTCTGTCATTAGGTAAACATACCAGGGTCAGCTACTTGCCAATTAAATCCGCCCATTGGTATCTGAGGTGCAGCTACAGATACTACAGGTTTATCAACACTAATTCCAGTGCTATTGAATTGCTTGAGCAGATTTTCGATGTTATCCAGTTTTGTCAAAACTGTATCCATCTTCAGGTTCATACTTGCTATTTCATCTACAACACCAGCCAATAATGTAAATGAGCTGATATCAAGATGATCCATCACATCCAATAGCCCAAGCACTTCTCCATGGTGCATTGTTCCGATTGGATTGCCTTCAATATTGAAGGTTATTCCTTTGATTAATTTCCCTGTTCGATCTGATGCCACACCCGGTGTGATGGTCAGACTATTTCGAAACAGGGATATCTTACGTGAATGTTGTAATGCTTGTTTCTGATCTACATATAAGCTACTTCCATCGGCCAGAAACAGTTTCTCCGATTGAAGTTTCTGATATACGGCTGATACAGATGCAGTGAAACGATAGATCAGATTAAGTGGAATCAGAGCGTCTGTAATGGTTTCACGAATTACTCGGCTCTTTAGTATCAACGCGACACTTGGGTTAAAGATCAAAGACTCATTACCAATTTTAGACCGATATCTGGTTATCAAAGGTTCATTATTTGGTTGGTCTTTTGCATTCCGACTGACGCGAGATTGTATGGTTAATACAACCTCTATTTCATCAGCCGGAAAGATAGTGGTGATCAGTTTCATTCTGTCTCCTTTTTCGAGCCAACCTCTTTTAGTTCCAGATGTGCCAGCTCAGGCGTTTCCGCCACTGTCCCCTTCAGAATATCTGGTGTATAGATATTAACCAGATCTTCCTGAAGTTTCGCTTTTCTCTCAAATAGTCTACAGTGTACGATCAAATGGACCACCAACAGTGCTGTAATCAGAATACCAGCTACGGCGACCATGATCTCTACTTGCATATTAGGCATAGGAATTGAATCCTCCTTTCTCGTTTCTTTCCATACTATAATATATACTCAATCTATGACCATTATCTTTCCGGTTTTAGAAATCTTAATCAGATTAGGTTTTCTCTTCTCATACTGGCGCAGCGTTTTCAGATAACTTAGATTTACTAGCTCAATATAGAAGACGCTAACACCATCTTTTAGTTTTCTTCCACGACCGGCAGTTTGTATAGCTGTAATCTGACTAGAATATGTCGTAATATTGTATACATGCTGAATTCCTGGCATATCAGCTCCAGTACCAAGAGAAGATATTGTTGCACAAATAACAGTGGCTTTTAACGCCTCTTCTTTATCAGCATCTTTCATCTGCCCATAGTATCGTGCACACTTATTTGGAAAGATCTCATCTGCAATATGACGAGTAAACTCTGTACCATCAATAGTCTCACTGAGGATAAGAATCTTATTCCCATCCTTGAGTAGACCTTTGCTCCATTTAAGCATAGCTTTTAGACTGTTGACAAAATCCGCTTTTTGTTCATCTGGTGCATACATAAGCTCTTTTTCATAGCTCTTACCATTAAGCCATTTCTTCTGTCTATGAACCATGCGACTAATCTGCGCCGGCGTTGGTACAAAAGAATACCTCTTAACAATCACATTGAGATGTTTCTCTTCTTTTGTCTTAAACTTTGAGCCGAACTTGGGTACATGATAGAAACATGTTTTGAAGATCCAGTTTTCTTTTCTTTGTGTTCTACCTGGAGTAGCCGAAAGATAAAAGTTCATGTGAAAGTTGCTGAGAGCTTCAATTTTAGAAATGATTTTCAGATCTCTATGAACTTCATCAATAATCTTCACATAAGCATTTGTAGATCGAAGAAGTTCAATAGTTTCTAAATCACCATGACGTTTATTGAAAGAGTCCAAGGTATCACACATCATGATAAATACTTTTATATGCGTATATTCTCCCGCAATAATCTTTTCACATGTCTTACTACCTTGAACGATAAGAATTTCATCTTCTTTAAGAGAAGTGAAATTTAAATACGACATCTTCCATTGATCAAGCAGTTTGCTAAATGGAACAACTATTAACGTACGCGCTTGCATAAAGCATGTGGCAGCTACTGCTGTATACGACTTTCCAGACCCGGTCGTTAAATCTAGCATTAAAGTAGTATAACGAGCGTTTCTTGTGAATTCTCCCTGACAGCACAGAAAAGAAAGGCCCACCCGCTGCTCATCATCGCGGGGTGGTGTAAGAAGATCTATTTTGATTTTATCTGCAGGATAAACCGCATTATTGTCTACTCGAACATTATATCCTTTAAAATACTGTGCTAATTGCTCAGTATTAAATCCGCGAGGAATGCGAAATTCTTTTAATTCTGGAACATAATAACCAACTTTGCGATCATATCTCCATTGCATCTCTTCCCATGTGGATATTGATTTTTCGAATTCACGGTTCTGTCCTAACTCATAATTAGTAATAGCAATGTGACCATGACGAAATATGATCGCATTGTCTTTTACTCTATTCAGTCTCAGTTTCGTCGTATGCTTCTTCGGCACTAACTGATAAAAAGTTTCAGTGTTAGGTTCCATTTTCTTATCACCTCTTATTCTTACGTTCTGAGACTAATCAAAAAATATCAGCCCGGGAGTTTTATCCCGGGCTGACTATCATTTCTATTTACGCGGAGACTTTATACTCTCCAGCTATGTAATTCTTGTAACGAAAGACATTTTCTTTATGAAGAGTTATATCCTCTGTTTTGGTTTCTACTGTGGATTTACGATGTCGGCTTACTGCTCTCTTACGCTTAGCTTCCTCTTCCTCGTGCACGGTCTGACGAAGACGTTCCATCAGAACTTTACCATCCAGATTTGTAAGAGTTATGAAATACTCAGAATGGAAGAATTGTTCCAGTTCTTTCCTGTTCTTCGTATTACTCTCGACACATCCTTTCAGAACGTCTTTGTAGTCCTTAGCCGCCTGTACAATGATTGCGTTGGCCAGCTCCTCATACGGGTTAAAATGCGTATTCATGGTATCGCAATCCTTTCTGTATGTAATTGTATAGGAATGTTCGCGAAAAGGAGAAGGTGGACCCGAAGGCCCACCCTTTGTCGTACTCCTTATATGTATCGGCTATTAGAAGCCGAACTCACGGGAGCTCCAGCGCACAGTCTGGCGATAGTCAGGACCGTTCTCACCCATGCAGTAGATGGTGATAGAAGCAGTAGCTCTAGGAGTAATATATCCATTGAGATAGAACGCCGGCTTATGGGTAGTCTTATCGATCAGGATAATAGCAACAGACATGCGAGGAATCTCATTGTTCTCGACATCTTCCTTGCGCATACGAGTAGTACGCTCAATCTGGAAGACACTGTAGTTTTCAGCACCCTCACAGCCCGCCAGATCGCTGGGGAAAGCCTCAACCTTGAACAAATCTCTACACATGTTGAAACGATCCTCGGGAGTAGCTCTCAAGAAATCGAGCATTTGATTACTAATGTTGTCGCGCAGAAGCACGGCGACGGGATGAGGATCGGGCTTGGGAGGACGATTGTTGCCGGTCTTGTTGTTGTTCTTCTCGTAGTTAGCCATTGTGTTGCATCCTTTCTTCTTATGCATATTTTGGTTGGCTTGGTGAAGCGATATTTATTCGCTCCACACGCTATTAGCACCTCGTTCCAGGATAAACCAGTCATACGAGGATGTGCCCGATTTGTTATAGGTGTCGTAAGCACCTGCGATCTGTGCACCAGACTCTCTATAGAGTATACTTGTTAGTGCTGATGCATTTTTCTGGATCGACTTATTGATACTGTTGAACACATATTCCGGATTAGGATCATTCCAGTCTACAGGTTCTCCAGTAGGGGATGTGATCATCTGAGATACCAGCATCTCCGTCTGATAGTCAGGGATATAGATACCACCCTTAATGAACAGCGGAATCAGAGTATCCAGACAGTCATCATATCCGCTAAATTGATTAATGGTTTCACAGTTGAACATGATTCGTTCCAACGTCAGAAGCGGGCTTGCCAATTCATTATTCTTGAAAGCAAACTCGAACAGCACCTGTGTCAGAACTTCACCTGCATCACAAATTTCAGTGAACGGAATTCGGATATAATCCTTCGTATCCCTGTAGTTAAGTGCAGGGAGAAAGTGATCATCATTGAACTCCGGACTGAGATATAACTTTGTTCCATTCTTCTCGGAGATAGTGATACGGCTACCATCACGATCATCATAAATCACGATCTCAGTGAAAGATCGATCGAAATGTCTGGACTCACCATCCTGATGTTTCCCCATTGTATGAGGATAGAACTCCAGATGGAGATGGTGGAAATCGCTATCATGTTCCATAGACTCTTCGATCATATCAGAACCGAGGGAAATCTGACCATTACCGAGATCGAAATATTGTGCAAACATATCATCAAACTCTACACGCACAGTATTCGTCTGAAGAGCATGCTTTGCCGACAGAAGCTTCTGTTCAATCTCATCAGCAGACTCTGCTGCGGCCAGACGACCAACATGCACATCACAGTTCAGCGAAGACATCAGCTTACCATAACAGGCAGAACATATAACACCTTCATTGCGTTTGGGATGTGTGCACGTAATCGGAGTTTTGAGATAAATCGTTTTTCCGATAAGACTAGTATCAGATGGATCGCAGATCCAATATTCATCAGATTCAGGATCAAGTGTATATACACGCCCATCCAATTTTACCAGATCTTTAGGGCTAGCAACATAGCGTTTACGGAAATGTTTACTGTTACACTCATAGTCATTATCAACAAAGCGGACAGGAGACATCATCATCATCAACGCTCGTTCTAGTGTACCTGCATCGGATACGTTAAGCTTGGTAATTTCAGCCTTTCTACCACCATGAGCATCGACAGAGAATGCACGAGGATCTTTAATGCCCATGATGATATTTGTCGGATACGTATACGGAATAGTGTTACCGCCAAGATCCGGCTTGTGACAAATGTGGACTGCATACTCACGGAACTGTGCAGGATTGAACAGCTTATTCCGTGCATATACAGAGATAGGAAGATCCACCTGATCACTAATGAACGACAGAAGTTTATTGGTTCGTTCTGATGTCATCTTCTCAAGATCAGTAGGACTAATTCCATCGGGGATATCAAATGTGCAGGTGATCGACTTATAAGCATCTTCACTTCTCTTCATGACTTCAATGAAGTCATTATTAGAAATACTCAAACCAAGACGATCACCAGCTTCTGCCACCCAGAGATTCATAAGATATTTAGATAGCTCCAGACATTCGCAGATCAGTCGCATATTAGCTTCGGGTCTTGCTTGCTCAATATACTTATTCATCTGATCCACCCAACCATCAGTGGTCCAACGGTGAGGAGACCATGGCTGCCAATCCTTCATATCACAACCAACCGTGATGGGAAGAACCAGCATAGTGTAGTTCATCAAGAACTTATACAGAGACAGATGGTAGGGTTCCTCCTGTCCCTTGTACACTCGGAATACGATTGACTGTCCAAGTGTGTAGATACCAAGAGTTGTATCGCCATAGCACCTCTTATAATGCTTGATGATCTTCTTGGCATTAAATTCAAAATCTGCCATATTGTGTTCATAAATGTTCACAATCTGACTGAGCTTAGAGTTCATGAAATCTATATCTTCAGATTTCTCCGGACTGAAGAGAAAGATCTTATGGATCCAATCCTGCTTCCTCTCTTTTTCCGTCCGGTAGTTTTCCATGTGTCGACCTCGATATTCTCGAGGATCAAGTGACTTATCGCTCATATAATACCTCCTTCATAAGGTTCTCTGTTATAATATATGCTTGAGATTACAGCGAACAATAGAACCTCATGATCTCATCCACTACACATACCTCTACAGGTTTCATTAATTGACCGCACATCTCCGGATGCTCATAATCAATTACCACGATCGGACATGCAACCACGGTTTTAATCTCGCCGTACATCTTCTCCTTGTTCAGCAAGCCCTCCGTGAATTCATATTCCGCAACCCAATCCTCATACAAAGGGTGTGAAGTGATAAGTTTCTCGACACGTTTGCGATTGTATTTTTTACCAGCCGCAACATCAACCTTACCACTAATGAAGAATGGGAGATAGCTATAGTTCCTTCTTTCAAAGTCGCGCTTCATGATCATGATAACTTTAATGATATCCGAAGTTTCCATTGTACGGCCATCCTCCGTATTGCCTACCAGAGAGGAATAGTACAACTGGATAAGATAAAGCTGTGCATCATTCATAGGTTGAACGATATTATCACGATAATACACAAACTCTTCTCTCAGTTCTCTGGTTGCTTCTATATCTTTCTTCTTGTCAGATCGCATCTTCTTGAAATCCAATCCAACATCTCGACCAAAACGGTCTAAAGATTCTTTGATCGATACATAGGATCGAATACGATCTCTCTGACTGTGGAAAGATTTATCAGTCTGCCAACGATCGAATCGGGATATCGTTTCATTGACAGAGTCGGATGCCTCCATTGTCATTTCTGTATAGTCGTATTTATCCGGCTGGATTAAGGTATTGCGTATTGCCTTGTCCATACAGACGTGAATAAATACAATAGCAGATTTACTGAAGACAGCCTTTTGTGAAATGTCGATAACGAAGTCACGCATCAGCTCATTGGTATAGGATGTAGGTGTCGTACCAACACGACGCCGACGATCCCACATACCAGACTCCTGGTTAATGGTTTTAGTGATACGCGTCGTACTCGTGTGATACAACTTGTTATACAGGCATATGTCATAGGTCTCATCGAAGATCGGAATAAAGGACGTGAACATATAATAGTATAAATCCTTATCCGTCATATGAGCTTCATCTAACAGCCGCGTGCGTGTATTATAATAATGAGATACCAGGGGAATAACAAACTTGTGCAGACAACTTACACCCATTATTGCTTTCAAATGTTCAATCGTCAGCTGGATAGATTCATCATATACTCGATCCGCTTTCTTTACCAAACCGTCATCTGTATTATATTCTACCATACGGACAAGTTTTTCAATCATACTATCCGTAGTAAATGCCGCATAGACAGTCTCGATAAATGCAGTGGGATCAAGATCGATGTCATCCAACATAATCTGGAACATCACATGGAAGTAAGCCCTCATGAGTTCATCATCATCATCAAAATACTCGATGAAATAGTTGATATAGCGAAGGGGGTTTGCAATATTGTTAATGAACGAGACCTTATTCATTGTAGCAAACGAAAGTCGCTCAATGACAGGGTTTACGCCTCGATCATCCAAATTATCTCCATAACCTTTTAGCATACGTCCAAACTCAAACTGAACTCGCTTTGTGGTATAGGAGTGGCCATCTTTTGTGACCTGTTCCATGTGAACATATTTTCCTACATGCGCAGACTGATACCAAGCCTCCGTTACATCAGCTGGCGGATTCTTGATATCTTTATCTTTAATACCCGCATCTACCAATGGGATCTTTCGATCCTCAAGTCTGCGTTCTAAAATACAAGATGCAGGTTTCTTAACCTCCTTTTCTTTGGGCTCAGAGACATCCTCGGGCGTTCCAATCCCAAGGATGTCCATGGCAATTTTCTTTTTGTCCTTTTTCTTTTTGCTCATCAGCACAACCTCCGTTCTCTGATGCTATACCTATAATATATAGACATGAAAATTATTCTCCAGATTTGTTTGTCACTCTTCGAGTAGATTTCATTGAATTGGTACTACGAGTAGACTTCGGTGTGGACATAGTCGTTCTCATAGCAGATGAACGCTCTGGTTGCATAAGACCAGAACGATTGATCTTATCAACCCCACGTTCCTTTGCTCTCATGTCTTTTTCAATATCTGCTTGTTTTTTCGTCTTTCTTTCTTTCTGACGATTTTCCATGCGTTTTCGTTCCATCATCAGTTTATCAAATTCAGCAACACTATTGAAAACCTGCTGAGCCGTGCGGAACCGATGGTTATGCATGACCTGGTGAAAAGCCATATTATCCATCAGATAAAAAATAGCAAAGTAGATAGACTTATCGAAAAGAGGGAGACCCATAGGGTTGCGAATTTCTGGGGGATCATGAATCGGCTTTCTGCCGAGTTTCTTTTCTACTCCTGGGATAAGCATTCTGTCACGAGGGAGCTTACCTTTCAGAGTATCAATCATCATTCCCTTTCCTTTTTCTGTCGGCTTTTGTGCATCTGGATCCCAGTGAGCGAAAATATATGCAACAGAATAAACAAAAGACGGAGAATTAGAAAAGATCTTGATATCACACTCTTCGAAACTTACTGCAGTTTTCTCTGCAGACAGCTCAAGAAGAACATCATAGAAGAATCCCTCTACTGTTTCTGAGGGGATTTTTACGTGAACCATAACTCGATTTCCAGGAGTTACAGTGTATGTATCAGCATGAGGAATCTTCTTCTGGTCTTTAACCATAGTATCATAGCGTTCACGATAATCTTCGATGATTCCCTTTGTACTAATTCGAACAGCACCTTTGCTGACACTAAAAGTATCAGCCATGAAAGCTTTCAGTTTCATTCAATAAAGCCTCCCCGACTTTTTACTATTTCCATAAATTTATCATAGAGCATTGGTAGACCTGTATCTGGATCGATAATATCCTTTATTGTGGTACTATACATTGAATGTCGAACAATAAAGACCTGATCTGTTACCAAATCTCTTCGATATTCGATATTGTTTTCATTGTATATAACTTCGCCATAGAATCCAATAGATTCTTTATCAATATTAGCATCACGATGAATAATAATGATAATACAACCTATGATAGCAATGCAAAGTACAATGATGGTAATCCATGTAAAAATAAACTTCATCCAGCGTCTGAATTCATATCGATTATAATTCAAATAAATATTATGGAAAAATCGTTTTATCCATATCATCCTTCTGACACCTCCTCCATTATTGAAGTGTTTGCATGCTAATCGAAAAAGAAAAGCAGTGGGATAATCCCACTGCTCTCTTATTTTAATCAATATAGTTACCCATGTATCCACGCTGACCGGAGATATGGAAAACTTCTGTACGAGCAAGCTCAACTGCAAGGACAGAGTGTTCAATGATAGACTTCATCACACTCATAGGCTCAATAACCTGGATATTGATCTCCATATCACTACCAGTAGAATCAGTAATCGTAATAAACTGATTACGAGTGGCCATAGCTTCGGTAGAATCCTTCTTCGGCCATACTTCAATACCACGAAGGTTAAAGTCAGCAGGATCATACTCAGCATTTACTGTACAAGACATAAACTCACTACGATCCATACCGATAGAACGGCCATAATTCTCCATAAGCTCTACCAACGTATCACCAATGGCAGTCCAAAGAATATCATATGCATCTCGGAACTTTGGCGCAATAGACTGATCTGAATTGCCGATAGCACTTAAAGCATGCAGCATACCATTACCCAACAGCACGCCACTACGAGCGGCTTCTGTAGAAGATATTAACGCATCAAGAATCAGTTCAAACTTACGCTGACTATCCTTCAGAAGAGTAGAACCAACTTCTACATCAATAAACATACCATAGGTTCGACGTAGACGCTTGTTCAGCTCCACTTTCTTTACAGGAGATTTCTCTTCCTCGATGGCTTTACGGAGATCATCATATCTCTTCTGTGCTACAGGACCAAAAGGTTTATCGATAGCCATACCTTCAACATCATCGAAGATTAGACGATAAGGCTTGAAAAAGATATTCTTCATCTTATCACAGAGATGCAGATCAGCATCAAACATCTCCAGCTCTTCAATGGGCTCAATGCCAAGAGCATTTGTGTCGACAAAAGTCTTGTAGAGAAGCGCCTCAAAAGTAATAGGCTGTACCAAACCGCCAAGACCGGGCTCATCGGTAATAATCGTACCGATATCTTCCAATTCTTCGGAAGACATAATTCGATAATCAGTCATAGTATAGATAGCAATATTATTCAACTGATCGATACTCCAACCATTATCTTTAACCATCTTTGAATATCGACGAATCGTATCACGAGTAAGTTCTGTCACGCCATGGCAGAGGAATACAATGTTTGGATGAACTTTCTGCCCATTAGCACCAACAGTAGAAATACCAGACATTGCGACCAGAACCTCAGGATGAGCTAGATTCATCATTCCATTGCAGTAAAATATCACACAGTTCTCAGGTTCATCCTGCATAGCTTTTAGAGAGAACTGACGTACTACTTTCAGCAGAGGACGGTGGTATGTAGTCACATTAAAATCGGTAGCGATATTACTCTTTCTGGGAACGATGTATGCACCGGCCATGATAGCATCATGCAGACTTTCATAGATTTTAGCTGTTAACTCTGCATCCTGTGTACAGGTATAGAGATTGGACTTCAGAAGATCATCAGTGAGAGGAACGGCATTTTCTTTTAGTTTATCTACAATCGCATTGGTGATCTTCTTCCATGTACTACGAACTCCGTTGATGTTTAGATTCTGAAGAGCATTGCCATGCTTACTGATATTGGGATCCAGAATTCGTTCACGAATTCTCTTATACAGATTGCAGTACAGCATGATCAGAGTGGTACTACCATCACCGACATCTTTACCCTGATGATATGCCGCCTGATAGAGGAAATGATGAACATAATTTGCCAGCTCGTTATCGAATGTAAGAGACTCCATAACCTCTTTACCATCACGGGTATAATACGGCTGACCGTCTTTTGTAATCACCGCATCACTTGCACCAGGACCGAACATAGGAGAAACATCTGCATAAATTTCATTGACTACTCGATCTGCGATTTCATGCATATATTCTCCACGAAGAGAATTACTCTGAATTTGTACCTTGGGTCGATCATTCTTGCTCATATGGTTGCACCTCATTTTCTTCGATAAATCGTGCTCGATATGTAAGACCACTGAAAGGATCAAAGAATCCAAATTCATGTTTCAAAGAAGTTTCCAGTACACCGAGTTCCTCCCCGAACTTCGGATATACCATTAACCCCTCATCACTGTAGACAAAATTGTATGCATATCGAGCAATAATCATTGTAATTGAATTTTTATATCCTTCCTGATAGAGCCTTGTTGCTAACCTAACAGCAAGTTCTGTGCTACAGATCATAACAGCATTGATTTGATCTTGATGAATAATTGCTGAGGCAGTATTGAGGTCGAGAAGATTCTCGGCCTCGTATACTGTCAATCTCTCGTAACAGGAAGGAAGATGTGGATCTCCTTTATATCGTAACAGAAATCCATCGATCGCTGGGCGATCAAAGATCATATCGAATCTTGAACTACCAACATCAGTTTCAGTAACACGAGAAGCTGGATCTTGGAACATTTCATGAAGCTTTACTGTATACTTCTCCGGAGTATTTATACCCAAATCTTTATTAAAGCATTCATAGATATTAAACTCTTCAATTCCATTTTGAGCAAATCTGACTCGATCAGCGAGTTCAGTTCCAGATCTGAGTAAATATTGATAACCCGGTTTAATGCTCATGAAATGTTCTTTATCTCCAGTCTGCGTATCACGGAAGAGTTGGTATCTCAGAAGATCATAACTGTGATAACGCGTCACATCATGATCGATGATCAAAAGACGTGTACGTTTCATTACATTGGGAAACATCTCAGTAAGAAATCCCTTATCTTCCGTTACTCTCATATGTAGCGCCTCTTGATTACTTGAACTGACTCATGTCAACGTTCGTGAGGCTCTCCATAGAGAGGTTAATATCCACGGGATCATCCAGAGTGGACATAATCTGCTGCTGAGCCTTGTAGGAATCTGCACCAGATTCAAAAGTAGCGCTACGGGGAGAACCACTGCTCTGCCAGTTACCGCGAGGAGCATTGTATCCTCCACCACCCTGACGGTTATAACCGCCACCATTATTATTACCCTTATTGGGATTGCCGCTGAGCTTATTCAGTTCAGAAGAGATATCTACACCGAGAGCCTGAGAAATGGAAGTCAGTGCTTTGAAAGTGCCCAGACGATCGGACTTAGTAACGACCTGCAGAGCATGTACCTGAGCCATGGTAAAGGCCTTGGCGGCTTCTCTGATCAATCGATAGAACTTCTTGAACTGACCAACTTTGCTGATATCATCCTTGGCCATACCAGAGCTATGATCATATCCGCGAACAATACGAACATCCTCAAAAGGATAGATCTCCAGATTATTGGTACGATTACCACTATCCAGATTCTTGTAAATAACCAGATAGATACCAGGAGCCATATTGATCGTAGAGCCGTTATTGATCTCGACCATAGCATCCTGCTTCATGCCGACACGAATACCAGCAGAAGTAAAGGTGCCGGTATTCTTCAAAGAATCCAGAACCTCCTCACAGATATCCCAAATCTCGCTCAGATTCTCAAAGGCTACAACCTGAGTAACCTTCTGAGCATTCTTACGAGCATCCCAGTTCATAGCGCTACCAGGCTGGACGATACCAATCTCGATACTGGCGTAACGTCCCCAGTAATTGAAATTTAGAAACTTGCCAGCACGCTCATTGTAGAGAGTGGGACCAGTGCTCTGCTCCTGAGGTTCACGCTGCTGAGTACGAGGAGCACTGTTACGAGGTGCTCCAGTAGACCTTCTCTGGGGGTATCCTCCCTGGTTATTCTGATAGTTATTATTGTAGGCCATAATTCATGTCCACCTTTCGGTTTTGAGTTATTGTAATGTTTTTTGCGGAATCGATTTAGAAGCCAGGATACGTTTAATCACCATTCGTACTACTGCTCCCGCTAGTTGTATCATTCCGATTATGATCTTCACTTTGAAGCTCACATTCGTTAGACCCAGCGAGGTCAGTATCATTGCCCTTGTGAAGAAAGGAGGTTGCGGTATCACCGCTACTGTCCTCCTTCGCAGCCTGGCCGACAGTATTCGGCGGTGTAGTAGTTTCATCATCGGGGGGATCCGTTACTTCAGTATTAGACCCGAGCGTTGCTTTATCATCTTCTTCGATTCCAACACCATACATATGATTTGCACGGTTGATAAACTTGTAGAAGATAAATGCTGTAATAGAAAGATCATCCAAGTTACCCTTATTGGGAATTGTTACATCATACTCGAATGTATTGACTAGAGCATCTCCCTCATTTGTGAACTGAGAAGAATCGATTTTGCCATCAATAAGAAGACTGAAACAAATCAATCCCATACTGTGACAATAATCCTTAAAACGATTGATATTTTCCTCTTCTCGAATATTTACAAAGATGATACCAGGGATCTCATCCTTGTTATCAACCGTCACCATACGGATAATCTGACCAAGACAGTAAAGATTAGGACCATCATCAAGATTCTGCCAGGACATCTTTAGATCATGCATCAGAGACCGCCATTGATCAGACTTCTCAGCAGCATGTTCGTCAGAAGTCTTAGGTCTATCCTTATAGAGGTCTATGTAGTTGTCCACATGTGTATGGATTAATTTGTCCGCAATCTCTCGCAGAGGATCAACAACAGAGATCTCAAGAATAGGATCTTCAGCATACTTAGCAACCATAGATGCAAATGTTCCTTTACCGCTACCACCAACTCCATTCAGGATTACAATGATTGGATATGGATTATTGACAGTAGTGAGTGGGAATACGGTACTGAGGTTGATTTCTGTACCAACACCGGCCTGGAGAATAGGTGCCTTGATCGTATCTACCAGAACCTTGGTATGCTTCTGAGCCTCATCGGGACTCAGTCGGGTATGGAACTTAAACGGGCTTTCTATCATTATCAACTCTCCTCCTCATATTAAGAGATATAAAAATAAACTCAGTGGGCACCAAATATAATAGACACCCACTGAGATCGTGGATTTAAATACGAACAATGCTCGTGTAATATTTCGCCTGAGAACCTGTGCCTTTTGCAGTTCCAGAAGACAAACCAAGAGGAAGATACAACTGGCTGAATAGTCTCATATTATCATTCACCAAAGTCTGTACATCGATGATTGCTAGGATCCATTCAGGTACTTCGTCATAATCATCCGGAAGAGCAATCGCATTAACACCAGCGCCCTTTACTTTACGAACTTTACCATCTTTCTCAACTTCATGATCACCAAAGTTGGGATCCGTCTCGAAGAGTTTCATCATTCGCTCATAGATTTTCGGCCATGGTGCTAATGCCGCAATATCTTTCTGATCCTTTAATTTCACTTTGACAAGAGTCGTTGTTGCGGGGAGTTCAATACGATCCTTATCATCATTCACATAGTTCCAAACATATGCTGCTTTATATGCACTGATACGCATAGGATCTTTATAAGCATCAACAGATTTTACTCTAATCGAACGCTTTAGGAATCCCATTTCACCCTGCTTAATCTCATGCGCAATTTGTTCTTGGAAATCGGAGATTGTCTTATACGTTCTTCGCAGAGAAATTTTTCCATCTTCTGGTCTTAACAGTTGCCCCATGAGTACCTTATCATAGATAAACTCAGATGTCTTCTCACTTGCTGTAGACTTAAAGAAATTAACACCCTTAACGTCCATCTTCGGTTTTTTAAGAACAACCGCTTCCTGTCTTGTCATCAAACCGATATAAGATTTCTTTGCATATGTGACAATAACTCGTTCATAATAGAACTCGTTTTTCATCTTAATATATGGCTTATCTTCATCTGCAACATTGGCATATCCAAGGTAATTAAACAGAGTATTCTCAATCGCTGCAGATGAACAACATGACAAAACATTTAACATCTTGATCTTATGAGATTTCTTTGCATCGCTATCTGATCTCTTCCAAAGTTTCATTGGAATGACTTTGTCATACAGGAATTTCAACATTGGCCCATATGACAAGAAACAAGAGTCAGTATCACTGATTGTCACAACGGCACGTCTCTGGTAACGTGCGCGATCTTCATAACGGAACCAACTGTACTTATAGTTCACAAACTCCGTAACCAGTGCACAAATAAGTTTCACATCATTTTTAATCGCTTCCGGAACTTCATTCGGGTCAATGAATTCAACCTTCGTCTCAGAAATATCAGTAAATAATTCCACTAACATCCTATTCTTAGAGATAAAGTCTCTAATATTTGCTTTATAAAAAGTTCTCGCTCTCTCTTCATTGGATAGAGAATCATAGATCAGTTCAATCTGCTTATGATCCAAAAGAGATGGATGAAGAAACTTGGCTTCAAAACGATTAATCCAGTCTTTCTTACTTGGGATACGATCAATTACATCAAACGTCTCGAAAGTCCAGTCTTTTTTTTCATTCACAATATGTTGGATGAAGTTATGGAATTCATCCATGTCAAAAAACTTTACAAAGTCTCCAAGAAGATTTTCATAACAAAGAATTGCGGTAGACAACTGACCACGTCCACATGCTGTAACCGACATGGCTGAATGCACATTAAACAGAAACGAGGATGACTGACCTTCAGCGCCATATCCAGAGTTTGCAGCTTTCTTATCATTGGCCTGCTGGATATCCTTAACAGCTGCTGTAAAGATATCGCCAGCTTCCATTGCTTTGAACTTTTCCTTCTTATGAATCGTACGAGCATCGAGCATACACTCTTTGATGATCTCGATATTCACATTCCGTTTTTTATCTTTCGGATAGAAGAAAACTCCAGACTCAGCAATCAATGGTCTATCAGTTTGGATCCAATCAACCACTTGCCCAAGTGAAGTATGCGCTACGGTATTTTCGTAGCTATTATATACTACAGCATCATGATCTCTGTAGTGTTCCATATACTGCTCAATAACAAAATCCTCGATCGCACTACGATCCATATCAGGATTTAGGCGTTCGAGCATATCAGTCATTTCGCGTATCCAATTCTCTTGTAGATATTTTCCAGTCATTGTCTTACTCATAATTCTCATCATCACCTCTATATTTCAGCACTTGTATATATGTATCAAACCATATATCAAAACGTAAGTGCGTTATATGCATAGATAACATTATAATCATGATAGATTTACCAAACATACCTATAAGCAGAGTCATTGTGGCGCTGATTGGACTCCAGTGCCATACTCGAGAGATGACACAATGCTTAAATACGTATTTTTGCATCCAAAATAATTTAGAAGGAGGACTCCTAACAAATGAACTTCATGGAAAATTTTCGCAAGTTCGCGAACGGTTCCATCAGTGAGTCTGCACTGCAGAGCAGCACTGTGACTGATGAGGATATTGCTATGTACGAGGAAGATGCAGAGTTTATGCGCGAGTGCGCAGATGCCTGCATGCCTACTATGCTGCAGATGATGCTCATGGATGAGTCTGCTGATAATCTGGATGAGGCAGTTATCGACGCATATTTGACTGCTCAGGATTATCTGATTGGTCAGGGTATCATCTCTGAGGCTGCTGCCGTACATATCAGCAATCCTAAGCTGAATGTCGTTCATCTGAACAAGAACGCCCAGATCAACCGTCTGACTACTATCATCACTCTGAAGATGGGCAGGAAGGCTAACCACAAAGCTTATAAGAAGTATAAGCTGGGTCAGAAGATCAAGAAGGAGAACATGGCTGAGCTGAAGAAGTTGTTTGGTCAGAAGGCCGAGCGTCTTGCCAAGAAGCTGTGGGCTCAGACTCAGAAATCTGCCAAGGTTTCTGCTGTTGTTGACAGCAAGAAGGATAAGAAGTAAAACAAAAAAATAAACTGTGTGTTGAAGATATGACCGGGTGGGACATCAAGTTCCCACCCGGTCTTCTTTTTCATTTAGAATCTTTCAGTTGTTTACGAAGCTTACGGTCTTTCCCTGTGACAAACCATTTTAGGATGTACCAGAGTTGTTCAATATAACTGACATCTCTGTAACCCATATCATGTTCCTCCTCTTACATGTATTTATAATAGTTGTCACCATGGATCTTGCGCAGAACCTGCTCACGCTGATTGTGATAGTTGCAGCCAACCTGATCCAGTTCTTTCTTCGACTGTGTGAGATCATTACTAATCTCAGTGCAGATCTGACGAGATTCCTCTTTGATTCTCTGGAGCTTATGTTTCATTGTTGTTATCCTCTCTTTCTATTATTACATCGACGCCAGACAATGGATCATATCGTCCTTGGCCTTTGCTCCATCACGCTTACACTTCTCAATGATACTGCACAAATCCTTGATCTCGTCAGGAGTCTTATGACTGTGCTTACTAAGAAGTTTCTCCAACTTAATTTTGCGGGCATGCGCCTCAAGTTGCTTCGTACGAAGCTTATCCATTCGCATCTCATGTTCTACATCATAGTAGGTAAACATCTTGTTCGTACTCCTTCTTGGGTTAAATTAACTCGAGGCGCCTTGCCGCACTCGAGTTTTGTTAGAATTCGATCTTCTCGTCAGTAGCGACATCGCTATCAGTAGCCTCAGCCATAGCCTCCAGATCCTTCCGGAGATTATCACGCATCTTCCGAGCAACCTTGATAGCCTCATCGTGAGTCTCAATGGTAGACTTGTCGAGAGTCATCTTAGCTACCATGTGACGCTGGACCGTCATGTTCTCATAGACTTCGCTAATATGGAAGATATCCGTGATCTCAGGATCATTCTTCCCATCGTCTTCGAGGACTACGATGTCCAAGAGATTCAGGTCTTCATTCTCAAGCCGAACTACTTGATAATTCTTACGAAGAGCCCACTTATCATGAAACTCCTTTCCAATAACCTTCAGGCTTTCGGGAAGTGTCTCACAAAGGTTTTTGATCGTCATCAGCAACGCTTTGCCGCCATGATAGATGGGTGCAACCAACTTGGCAACCTTGATGATCACAGGAGCAAGGTCCTGAACCATCTTCTCATCGATGTCGATGGTGAAGTTACTGTGGTTGCGGGTGCAGGTGCAGTTCTGAGCAAAGTGGTAGACACTATCCGTGGAAGTGAGTTCATGGGTTACGCGATCGATCTCATGAGCATCGACAGCGTTGGGTTCGAAGACACGGATGGTATCAGTCACAGTGCTCATAATGGTGCGGATTTCAGTCTCGTTAGTATTGATCATGATCTTCATAATAAGTCCTTTCTTCTGCACCTTTTTGTGCAGTTGACGATGGATTATTTGTAATCGCTTCCATCATAGCGAAAATAGATAATTGTAGAGCAAGACAGACGAATTTGAAACTCTTCATCTATCCTGCTCTACAATTATAGTATATATCTCAAAATGTCGCAAAATCGGAAATTTTAATATGCCCATTTTTGGCTATTTCTCTTACATTTTCACAATCTTTCATACATCCTTATAAGGTATAAATTATATACATGAATACACACATAGGATGGTGCAATTTATGGGAATGAATAATATTCTGCGTGAGCCTGAAGGAAGTCAGGCCACAATCTTTTCTGTACAACTGTATCAGCAGTATAAACACCGAAACACAGGGAAAGATGATACCCTGTTTATTGTATATAAAGATGCGGAAGATAAGAAAAAAGTCCGTATTATTAAAGATCCAGAAATGGAGATCTATTTCATTAAACCTGAAGAACGCACTGGTTTCATGACGCCTAGAGAATATATCGAAATCGATAAAACATATTCGAAAACTGTAAAAGCAAAGAAGGTTCTTCGTACAATCTACGAGGAACTGAAAGATTGCACTGATAGACCCTCTCAGGTGATGAAAGCTATTTACGATCAGTCTTATGCAACTGGCAATAGCAGCTCTGCTAAAGAGATCTTCAAATGGCCGTATACGTGTATGTCTGATATGTCCGTTGAAGATTACTATCGGGTTATGCTCGGGTATCACTACAATACAATGCGAAATCATATCATCGATAAAGGATATCTCGATATCGAGGCTGATATCTTTGGTCTGAGTTCTACTGAACAAGCAGCAAACTTAGATAAAGTGAATGCATGTACGTTGATCTTCAATTTTGATTCTAACCGGAAAGAGAAGATGAAACCGCACGTATTCACATTCTTGTTGAGAGATCATAAACGATATCCACAGCAGGCACATTTTGAAGCAAATCTGGATAAATTCATCCAACAATGTCATGATACGTTTGACCATCAGGAAGTTGAAAAAGATGGTAAAAAGCGTGTTATTGATCTGGAGGCAGAATATCATATTCAACTTTTCGATCATGAAAGTGATCTGTTAATGGCAATATTTCAAACCATCAATAAAGTGCGTCCGGATACGATGAGTGTCTGGAATATCGGTTACGATATTCCTAAACTTGCAGCAAGAATGGAAATGAATGGTCTTAACTATGTAGACTGCATGTGTGATCCCGCATTTCCACAGGAATATCGTTTTGTAGAACTGAATGTGGATAACCGTGCGGAGATCGATATCGCTGATAGAAAAACTTTTATCCGCATGGCATCTACCACCTGCTGGATAGACCAGATGCAGTCATATGCAGGCATTCGTAAAGGTCGTAAAGCATATGGTTCTAACAAACTCGATAACATTGCTCGTATTGAACTTGGTGTTGGTAAACATCAATTCGAGAAAGGTATTGATGTTACAAATGCTGCAATGAAAGACTACTGGAACTTTGTCTTCTATAACATTTCTGACGTTGTGAGACAGGTTCAGATTGATATTGTCACGAATGACTGCATGTCAATGATTTATGATATGAATCAGCAGAACTGCCCGCTTGAAAATCTGTTTAAGCAGACTCGCTATCAGCGACAGATCTACTATACCTGGTATCTCCGTAAGGGTTTTGTTCCGGGCAATAATCCAAATGTCAACTATATCCGTGGTGAGACAGAAGATTATTTGGAACGAATGGAGGAAATCCGAGCAGCCAGAGCAATGCGAGCTGAGTTAGATAATGAGGGGTTTGATGACGATGAAGCTGTTGCCGAATCTGATCCTGTTGAAGTAGAAGTTGATGATTCTGATAGTGATGAGGAATTTGATGAAACTTCACAGCAGGCAGCAGAAACTGTAGCTGGTGATCTTCTCTCAATTTATAATGACTCTATTCAGAAAAAATTGATACTTCCTGGTGGTCTAGTTGGTAATCCAGACTTTAATACGGCTACTGGTGTTGAATTAATCCCCGGCGTCCCAAGTAAACACGTGTTTGATGATGAAATGGATATGGACTTTGCGTCTGAGTATCCTTGGGCAAAGTTTACCAGATCTTTAAGTAAGTCTACACAAATCGGTAGATTGATCATCCCTGAGAAAATTAGTGATCGGCAGAATGTTCTCCCAATGGGACAAGAGAAACGTATTGAAGAGATCAATTCGTATCTCCCAGGTGCGGAATTCACTGCAGATTATCTGAGCCATGATATTATCTCTTTTGGCAACGTGTGGTTCAATCTTCCGACTGTTACTGAAATGAATAAGAAACTCCAGGAACGGTTAAATAGTAAAGAAAAGGAGGATGAAGAATAATGTTAGCAGTAAAACCCTTTATCAACCTGCTTCGGCGCGCAACTCGTTGTCGCTACAGTAATGTCATTATGAATAACAGAATGCTGATGATGTGCTATACTGTGGATATTGATAGTGAAGTTGGTCTCAACTATTTGCTCTTCATCCCCGATACTGAAGAGTATAAGGATTCGTTCTATAATGAGACACTTATTCTCAATTCGTCTGCAATCTTAAGTCGCTACAATAGAGGACATAAACTTGTAGACGAGAAAAAGAAAGCAGCTGGACTGAAATCAAAAGATGTAAAAGAAGAGTTCTGCTTCTTGGTGAAAAATCATGGAGCAGAACTCAAATTCCTCTACTATTTGCAGGAAGAACTTGTAACCACTGAAACTTATAAACTTGACTATCCGGTAGATCCAACAGCAACAGTTGTAGAGACTTGTATAGAATCTTATACGAATCTGTTGAAACGGATTAAGCCTGGAGGAGCCTGTTTGCTATTTGATGGGTTGAAATATGATCTCCAGAATAAAACTCTTGAGTGTCCAGAGATTTATCAGTTCATTATTCGCTATGCTGGTAAAAAAATCAGAGTACCACTTCTCCGATCTATGTTCAGTGGTTTAAAGGATGTAGATTCTCTATATCTCAGTATCCAAGAGTCTACACTATCTGATATCTATATCTATTCATTTCAGTATGCAAAACGTGGTATTATTGAGCAATATTGGGGTTATTTGTTGCACTATTAATCTATAGAAAGGACGATCAGAGATATGTCAACATTGGTTCCAGTTGAGATTCCATATCTTCTGAAACTTAGTGGAGCTGTCACACCGACAGCTCCTGCTATGATTCAAATGGCACTTGTCACCAGTATGAATGCATATATGAAGAGCAATAATCTTCCTATTGCAGAATATGCAAAACAGGTACAAGTTGATAAGTATACGATAATGGGTATCCAGAATAATATCGTGAAGCTCGAACATATTAAAGTCGAGGAACTCTATCGGTTGCTTACCTTCCATGGATATAATATGACCATTCAAGTGGAGCAGAAACAGCCTGCTGATGGTGTTGTAGACCCATTTATGGAAGAAGAGGAAGAAAAAGAACAATCTACAGAAACATAAAAGATACACCCCGGGGATATCCCCGGGGTGTATTCTCTTTTCTTTTTTCCCTTTTATTAGAACTTCAGAAAGATGCTTCCATCATTGCTGTTAAAATGGATCGTATGTATGGTTCCGAATTTGGCTCTGGTAACATTCCCGTTCCAGCCATCATCGTAGTCCTCTTCACCGAGACCAGCAAGCCTCACAAGCTCGCTATAGCTAAAGCCGCAGCCACAACGCTGGGCAACCTGAGATTTGATCCATTCACGAAGATATTCCTCTGCCGCCATGTATATATCGTTCTGGCTCGGAACAACGCCGGTCGGAAGACGGCTCAGAAGCTCCATAACGATCACAGCAGTTTCCTGATAGATATCTTCAAGGATATCCTCTCCGCCGATAAAGATCAAATCGGGAAGCAGTTCGTCATTGGCAACTTCAATAAACTGATTGTACACTTGTTCGATGCGGGTTTCTGTAGAGATTACGCCCGCGAGGTTCGATGCTGCACATTTCCCGCATGCATCACATTGGTTGCTTGAAGTAGATTTTTGATTCATCATTTGTACTAACTCCTTTTTCTTTTTATTGGATTTAGGGGAAGGGATTTGAAGATCTCCACTTCATAGATATAATATATACCTCCTTTTCTCGTCAAATCGGAAATTTGTATTTTGCTAAAATTGTGGATATTGGGCATTACTGGAGATCTCTTATATGCTTGTCGACATGATATTATTTAATTACACATATTAGTTTATATAAACTAAAAAGAATTTGGGAACCGACCACATAGGCCGGTTCCCAAAATTCTCATAAATGGAAGTTTGACGAAAGATCTTCTGTCTTAATAGGCAGCGCCAGGACCCTGCCAAGAAGCAGTAGAGAGTTCATCAGATCCAAGATCAGAGAATCTCTTATACCACTTGAGACGGCTTCCGAGCAGCTTCTGAGCCATGGCATCGATATACTGATTACGAGCATCAGGCATATAGACGCCAGAGAACTGAACATCCTTAGGCTGAATGATATCAACCGTACCGTTCTCCCAGTCAAGGTTAGAACGATCCATGTTGGTAATGATACAGTTCTGCCAAATAGAGATATCCTGGATGTTCAGCAGAGTCTGGTCAGTTTGAACGATCATGAAAGACCAGGTGAAGTTGGGCAGAGTAGGCTCCATCAGCGTGCCGTCCATATTCAGAGCGCCATTCATCATAGCAGCCTTAACATTAGGATCGGTAATAGCGGAGATATAATACTCAACGCCACGACGCAGAGGCTCACCACGGGTCTCCAGACAACGGAGAGTGAACTGCTTACCATCATAAGCAGAAGTGGTGGGAGCGGGATAGGAACGCTCAGACCAACCCACATTGACCTCAGAAGTGTTCAGGGTCAGATCAGGGGTGCCAGAATAAGACGTACAGCCCATCTCAAAGAGAGCCTTCAGGTTACGACAATGGTTCTGAGCATTCAGTACACCATTCTCCTCGAAGCCGGCGATCTGACGACCATTGGCAGGAGCGGTCATAACAGGAGGAAGTCTCAGAACAAACACATGTGTGTAACCAGTGTAGGAAGGATCCAGCTCCTGCAGCTTATCCTTAGAGAAGGACATAGTACCTCTCAGCAGCTGCGACTCGACATCATACAGAGTGCGAGAGGTCTCCATACGAGACACATAGGTCGGCGCGCCATCGGCCTTGAGACCATACATAGGATTCGGGTTAGCATTTGCCATTATTGCGCACCTCCTTATTCATCGACAAGGTAGAGCTCGATATCAGTGAACTTATTGATATCCTTGAGATCCACCACGACGGTAATCTTATTCATGGACTTGGAACGACCAATCGTACCAACACGCTCCACAGAAGCGGAGATAGAGGCAGAATGGATCGCGTACTTGGAGTTAATGCAATCGTTCACAGCTTCATTGAACTGACGAACTTCCTCAGCCTCATTGAACTTGAAATGATTGTAGTGAATCAGATCCACCAGATCATATAGCATGCAAGAGATGAGGAAAGCATTATTAAACTCAGTCTGATCAGAAGTCAGAACAGTATTCATCTGCTGGTCAGCCAGGTAAGCACCTTCCTTAGCATCCTTCATAACCACATTGATGCGGCTAGTCTGGAGAGACTGCAGGTACTGAGGAGACTCAGCAGGATAGGGCATCGTATCTTCGATGTAACCAGTCCAGCGGGCTTCTGCACCAGCGAACGGCTGGAAATAGTTGCCCCACTTGGCGAAATGTTCCATCATCGCCATGGTATCGAAGTAGGTGCCAGGATAGGTCATAGTCCGACGAGTAAACTGATTATACATCATCGGAGACTGGTACTTAGCCAGCTGACGAATGTTAGGCATGGTCTCGTACCAGTTAGCCTGGTGATCGATCAGAGCAGATACAAAACCATCAGTGCCGCCGAGCATAACGGTGGCAGAAGTCATGCGGATACGCTTCTGTACCAGGCTGGCAATCGCACGCTTTGTAGCGTCGTCATAGTTAACGTCAGGGATATAGTTGACACGATACCGCAGGGGAGAGGTGATATCGCCCAGGATCTCACCAGCAAAGAACATGCGGAAGAGCTCATCGCGAGTCTCAGTGCCATCGTAACCGCCCTGGAGGCGGAAGGCATTGGTGATCTGCGGATTCAGAGAACCAGTATCAACCTGAATTGCAAAAGAATCCACATTGAAGGGATCAACAGCCGGGAACTGAGTACCAGGGGTCTCATAGGTGCCCAGAACATACTCGTCCACAGTGTAGAGATACTTGTTGAACAGATCAACGATCGCCTGAGAATCCTCAGCAGTCATGAACCGCATGGTCTTAAAGTTCTCATTGAAGACGTTCTCGAAGTAGTAGGTAGTCTGATAACGAGCACCAGAATCGATGTCGAAGCTATAAGTAGGATCGGTGGTATGCATAGTCTTGCCATCGAACAGCGCAACCTTGTAATACATATTACCGTCGTACTCAGCACGGGTAGGAATCAGACTGAAGTAGATGTTATTGCCGTAAGCAGAAGCGCCGCGATACATAACACCAAACCAAGGAATGGTCTTATAACCCTCGTCATCCTCCTGCTCATTATAGATGGCATTCATGCCCTTATGCAGATCGGTCCACTTCTTGCACTCTTCAACATTGGCAGTCTCAAAACGGACATGCAGAACGTCACGAGTGATCGCACCACCCTCAACAGGGTCAGTGGTGATCTGGTTATTTTCGTCCTTGTAATACTGGTTGCCATCGGCATCCACATAAGGAACGGACTTCTCAATGCGATACTTCATCAGTACGATGATGTTTGCCATCGTGGCAGACGCCCCGCGGAGGTTAATGGTGTAAACACCAACACCGGAATCGCCGCGTTCCAGAACCCCATGAATAAAGTCAGGGCCGAAGCCATACTTCAGAGCATTGGGATTACCATGGTTCTTCAGATACTTGCTGACTTCACCGGGCTGATACAATTCCAGACTATTCGTGATACCAATATCCTGAACAGTAGGAATCAGCACGTTAAAATCAGGAACCGGAACGGGATAAATCTCAGTTGCGGTCTCCTCGTAGGTCTGATCGATGACTTTCACCACGGTATTCGAGAAGCCATAGGTATTGGCCTGATCGAGAATAATCATGGTCGATATGTCACCTTCCTTTTGATCAAAAGATTTGTTTTTGCGGTGTTTCTGTACTTCTCGTTCGAAAGAAAAATTACCCCATAACCATCGCATCGTTACCCCTAACGATTAATGGTTATAACTATGTTTGATATAAAAAGAACACATGCAGGGATTGCCCCTGCATGTAGTCTTAATTTTCTGTAGGAAAATCTTCCTCTTTCAAACGGGACATATCCAGTCCTCGTACTACCATCTCTACTGTAGTAGGTTCATCAATATGACCAGAATTATGTCGATTAGCTGCAGCAATCAGAGAATTATTAATATCTTCATGCATTACAGCCTGATAGGTTGTGCCCTGAACAGCATCAGTTCTCATATTATGAGAAACCATAGAATCAGGATCAGCCGCACCGGTATGGAAACGATATTTACGCGTAGGGTGATCAGGGTCTCTGTATCGTTCAGCTACGAAGATCTCCATTTCCTCAGAAGGAATACGAAGACTAATACCATTCATTATTTCACAGTCACGAACAATCTGTACAACTACTTCAGGAGGGAGATGATCAAGTTTACCTTGCTCCAAGCGAGAGAGAATCATCATCATCGCATCAGTAGATTTAATTGTCTCGTTATTTACCATGAAAGCGTCGCCCTTCATATAGGTAAGCACAATACATTTACGGAGAGGACCACCCTTTGAAAATCTTACATCACGAACATCAATCTCTGAAGGCTCGGACATAATCAGCATCGGAATTCCAAGCGGGTGACACTTTACTGACTCTGGAGACTGTAACTCTTTTTCTGTCTTAAAGAATCGCATATTACCAACTGCCAGATATTTTACCTTCGTTCCTAATATGGAATAGTATGGGCTTCCGCGGTATGCAGCCTCTCGATAGTCGTATGGGAGATAAACTTCAAGGGCATAACAGTCGACAAGCATGCGAGATTTATCGAGAACAAACATGTTTAGTTTCACCACCTTTTATAATGGTGTCATTTTAAAACGAAAAGCGCCCAATAGATCTTCATCCCTTCATAAAGAATCAGGAGAGATAGAAAGAACCAGGTGAAATATACACCAAAAGTATTAGGGTCTTCACCACGACACTTTGCTTCATTTGCATCACCTATCATATCCTTAAGGATAGAAATGAATAGGGTAATAATCAGTATCGCTTCAATGATTAATGCTATCTTCATATTTATACCACCATCTTCCCTACCGACTTTACTAGCCAGTATGTAAAATAAACTAAAACAACTCCACCAGCAGTTTCAAATATGAGCAAGAATGCCCATATAAAACGTAAAAGCCAGATATTCAGACTGTACTTTTTCTTAGACGAAGGGTACAGTCTGAAATCTTTGGCAATTTTACTGATGAAGTAGAGTAATGTTCCAACTGCAGCTAATCCGGCAAGAATATACCAGACTGTGTATACTACTTCACCCTTCATATCAGTTTACCTCTTACCAGTAACAGGCCAGGTATCGATAGCATATGCAACAAAGTCCTTCATGATATTCCAGACATCAGTCAGTAGATAGATATCACTACCCATCTTACAGTAGCACTGGAAATATGCATCGAGCATGATTGCATCATATTTTGTCATCGTATTGTCGGTGAGCTTTTTCATAATACGACCGTACAGGATCAGAAGTAACAAAGAGAAATAGGATGCAACAGTATCTTCAAACTTACCCTCAATGGTAATCATCTGGATATCTGTCTTCGCTACTTCATCGGGTTCTTTCTGCTTAACCAGCATCACTGCGCTATTATACTGCTTGATCATAGCAGGATACTGCTTCATATAAAGCTTAAAGAGTTCCTCCGGACGCTTAGCTAGCTTCTCATCATATACCGGGAAAGGTACATTCTGCTTACTACGACGAATACGATCAATAGCAGCAACACCTTCACGGACGAGATTTTTGTAGCTATTCTTACCAGACTTAAATCTCTCTGTCATAATGTCCCACAGAGACTTCATCAGTTCCAGATTCGTCACGCTGGTATAGACAGCATATTTTGCATCGCATTCGTCAATCTGTTCCTGTATAATTTCAACCGCATCAGGCTCACCCTTATGCTCTTCCAGTACAGACTGATATGCTTCTTTATACTTAGAACAAATTACAGCTCTCTGTGCAAACTCATTATGCACACGCTTAGGATCAGTTCTAATATACTTGCTCCAGATAGTCTCATCGGGAGCTTCAATCTGCGCCGCTTCAGCTGCAATCTCAGAAATCTTCTTCGGATCCTTCAGCATATCAGCAAAATCAACCTGACACTTCATCAGCTGCTGAGAAACAGCCATCAGTCGATGCTCGTTATCAATATATTCATTTAGATAATCCATCTCAGGGCCCGTTGCAGTCAGATATGCAATACTAGCCAGAAGACGTTCCTTCGCCTTATAGTTATTAGCGGCAATCTCGCTAGGGTTCACATAAATGCTGATGAACTTTTCAGGAAGGAATTCCTGGAAATCGCGGAGAGAGAGTTTACGAAGTCTCTGAATCACTTCATCAGAATTGATTCGATCAACTTTCAAATACTTCTGCACAGCTTCCAGACCGGCATTGTTGACTTCAATAATCTCTTCATCACTCAACTCCTGATCGGTGACAGAGAGCTGACGAAAAGCCTGAATCGCATTAGCACGAGCTTCAGCCTTCACATCTTCAACAGTTTTCTTAATATCACCAGAATTGACAGTTTTCAGAACTTCAGTTGCATCATCACTTACAGAGTTGATCTCTGCAACCCTATCATCCAGAGGAGATGCAAATTCACTGATAGGAACAGAAGAGCTGGAACCGTCAGGAGCAGTCTCAGTGACCATAGTTTGAACTTCCTGTTCAATCTGAGCCAACTTCTCTTGATCTTCTTTGGTCAGCTCCATATCTTTATCGAAATTCTCCTCGTAAGTAGCTGCCTCCTCCGCGGCTCTCTTCTTCAGATCATTTTCGAGTTCAATAATCTTATTCGACATACTTAATTTCCTCCTACATTTAATTACTCATCATCAGATTCCTCATCTGATTCGTCCAGATCTTCAGGAATTTCTTCCACAGGAGGCAGCCAAACGTCTGCCATACCATTCTCTTCAAGATAAGGAATGATAAAGGTCTTAGTAATATCCATCTCCAATTTATTCATATGACCTCTGAAAAGATCGGACTTCTTATACAGACGGTACATATCGGAGACGACTCCTTTATCCACAACGATACCTTGCTCAATAGCTTCCAAAATTGCATCGAGATATACTGGAGCTTTATCACTCTTCTCAACATATTCAATGAATTTCTTGAGCTTAATATCGTCTTCAAAGATTTCATCTACAATCGCATTAAGCTTGGTAATGAGAATATAATAATCTTTCTTACCATATTGCTCTTTTGGGTAATTAGGAATCTTTGCATTAGAAAACTCTGCGATCAAACCTTTACGGTTTTTATTATTGTAAAGATATTCTTTGATAAAGACATACATCAGTTTCCCGACATTCTTTACAAAGAATTTATATATAGCCATGCAAATAGCAGAGAGATGCTGATCATAATCATTGACGTCAATTTCCAAACCAGAATATACATCTTGAATCTGAGTAAAGAACTGTTTACATATTTCGTCCATCTCATCCTGACCGGGAACCATTCGCATCAGCTTCTTTAGGTAATTGATATCTCCAGAATTAAATGGACTGCGAATCTGATCTTCTACAAATGCGATCTGCTCTTCCATTGTAGTATTACCCAGAATATAATCCTGGGATGCAAACCGCAACAATTCCTGCGAACTAAACATTTTAGGATTCACACCTTTCTAATGAATTATATCAAAGTTCGTTAAAAGATAAAAATAAACAACATGTAATCCTGATATTAGGGTGGAGGCTCCCGATAGAACCTCCACCCATTTTCACCGGATTATCATCACATGACTGTAGTTATTACGAAGTTGATCTGCAGTTTTTGATGCTCGATGCATACACTCTAATGTCTGATACATCTCGGTTGCATCTTTAGTAAATCCTGAAATCTTAATAGCAAAACTATTCATTAGCTGCATATTCGGATCACTACAGAACATCATTGTTGCATCGCGAAGCTCTGTTGTGCTACCAGGATCACCTTCCTCCCAATAGAAGAATCGATCAGCAGGAACTATGATCTTTCCGAAAGCTCTCATATGTTTGGTAGCAACATATTCAGTTGTATCAAAGCTCCATTGAATTGTGCTATGATTCTTACTTTGCATCACCCATGTATCTACCAGAGCATTGAAGATACGAGCACCTTCTGGATATTCTTGATATGATAACATTACTTGCTCATATAGCCCAGTTCGACCGTCTGCATAAATCACTGGAGGCGCACTGACGTGTGAAAATGTAAATGGTGTATGTATGAGTTTCCCAACGATCATACTACCAAGAACTCGAGATTCAATATAGATTCTGTTGCGCATTGTAGTACAGCTCCTCCAATTTATTAAGTCTGCGGAAATCTCTATCAGTTGCGCAGATATTAATCCTCCGACTAAAGAGCAAATAAAGACCAAAAGGGATGGTGAGCAAAATTGCAGTAGCATCAGTATCCAAAGGATTGCTGGGGTCACCCTGAGCGGCCATGGCAATAATAAGAGCAGACATTGCCAACATAAGAATTCCGGTTAATTTCTGTTTAATCATGAGTCTTTTGCGAAGACGGCCTGTTTCAATTAATTTTTTCTGAAGATATAGAGCTTCAAGATTGGAGCGTCTCTCAGCAATCTCTTCTTCAGTCAACAGCCGATGAACTTCCACGGTTCCTAAGTATTTGGTTGTCATAAATCTTTTCCTTTCTCTTTCTATGGTTGATTTGTTGTCCACAGAAACCTTTCATCTTTGGTTTCTACAGATATAGTATATATCTTAATTTCCGCTCAAATCGGAAATTTAAGATTCAGTCTTTTCTTCGGTATTCGGAACTGATTCATCGACAAAAATAAATTGGGTTTTATATCCGTCTTTTGTTTCATTCTCAGATGGAGTTTTAATAAATGTCTTCTTAAACCGCCTTTTAATACGGGTTAAGACAGGAGCTGGTCCATATTTTTCATTATATGGCCGGTTGATGTATACACATCCATTCTTCCCATAAATATACCAGCATCCGAAGAAATTCAAAAATCGCATTAATTTAGAGTTTAAGAAAATCTGCATTTTATCATAGATCTCTTTTTGACTATATGTTAAATTAGAAATCCGCTCTCGATGAAAAGCTTGCACTTCCATGATATCATGAATAGATTTATCGCGTTTAGCAAACATCTCATTAAGAACAGATGCTTCGTACATTTTAGCAAGTTTTAAGCTCATTCTATGTAACTCCTCTCTAGCCTGACCGGTAGTCATCTGATCAAATTGTGTAGTTTCTTCCCCACTTCGAAATCTGCTGGGCATTAAAAAATCCTCCTTTAACGAAAATATGGGACAGGCTCGCTTATGAACCTGTCCCATAACAAATCAAAAATCATAACCAGTAGGCATAGAGTCTTTTACATAAACAGACCAACGCTTAGTCTTGATCTCCATAGCCATCATCTTCGCTCTGATACTATCGAGCTCAGACTGGAATTCCTGGAGTTTACGAATCTTCTCTTCAACTACAGGACTTTGCTTGCCTTTCTTACCAAGGGCGATCTGCTGCTTGGCAAGCTTAAGCTGAAGCTGTTTGATCTTAAAAAGAACAACTTCACGCTCCGCTTCAGTCTCAGCATAACGCATTGCATTGATAATCTTATCGATTGCAAAACGAATCTCCAGCTCATCCTTCGGATTGTTGTAAGATTCAGAGATTGCTTCCTGATTCGGAGTCATTACCACAGGTCTCTTCTTCTTAAATTCTCTCTTACGAGAAATGAAACCAGTAGAAATCAAAGACTGCTTACTGGAGAATACTCGATCAAGAGTAACCAGAGGAACTCCCTCTCGGATTACATGGTAGTAATGGCGAATGGAAGAATCCAGACATGCGTTGATTACGGTATTCAGATCACGATAATCGTTGCGCAGTTCCAGTTCCATAGCTTCCTCAGGAGTCATATTGGACATAGGGAGAATTTTGTTCAGATAAGAATCATATGCATCTCCCAAACCGAGAAACTTCAGGACCTCATCAGTAGCGACATAGTCTAACCCGCCAACAGGAACACGGAATGGACGAAGACAAATTTCGGTAAAAGCAATGTACAGAACTTCACTGAGACTGATATCATCGAACATATCCAGAATCTTAGAAGTCTTATGCTTGGAAAGAACTGCAGTGTAAGCTTTAATAAAGCGAATCTTAGCAGTATCAGACTGAACATTCTGCAGAATGTCATGAAGGATCAGTGCAGTAAGTTCCTCCTCAGTATAACGACCGAAACAACGCTCGTGGATCTCCAGAGTAAAACCAAACGGGCAGGTATCACTGATATCAGGGTCCAGAAGGAAACGAGAAAATCCGGAATTATAGATATGAATAACAGTGATATCCGGAAGCAGTGCATTTTCCACACTGTTAATATAAATGGCATCCAGCAGATCTTCTCCGAGAACATTATTAATCGCATCCGCCAGTTCCTGACGAGATGCCATATCAGTGCCTTTCTTTGTCATGAAACGGCTCATAGCCAAAAGCAAACCAGTGACTGCGTCACGTAAAATCATCTTAAGCGCGCCCCTTTCTTACATTACTGTATATGGATGTTCTTTATTCTAATATAAAAAGAAGAGTGATAAATCACCCCTCTTCTTTTTCTTGTAAAGTAAATATTTTACCACTTCCATCGTAATAAACACCTTTAACTTTATGGATATTTTATCTGGATAAAGAATTGAATGCACCAATATGTCTTTATCCCATCCACTTCTAAAACGCTGACTAATAGTATTACGTTTCAAACCATATTTTCGTTCAATATTAGTATAGGATAACTTTTCATTGCCAATCAAAAGGAATTTAGTAGTACGTCTATTATTTCCTTGTATTTCATTAGTCGTCCACCTACAATTCCATGGAGCGTATGGACCATCATTGTCTTTACGATCAATAGAAAGTGTATCATCATATCCATTCTCCATTGCCCAGTTATAGAAATTAACAAAACCTGGATTTCCTTTAATACCAGGTGTATACCATTCATCGCATACGGTTATACCTCTACCACCATAATCTTTATATGCAGCGCATGATGATCTAAAACATCGTGATACCATATCACTGTAAATTCGATATAGTCTGGTATTTGATTTTCCATGCGTTGATGCTGGTTTACATACAGTAAGAATCATTTTTCCAGTCTCTTTATTAACCGTATGATGTAAACATCCGCAACTTTTTGTATTGCCATTCCGTAATGAGGCTCCTTGTACTATTACAGTATTCCCGCATTTACATTCACATTTCCATAATATGGATTTTGATCCATTTGGATGCACTTGTCTTCCGGCAAATTCAATTACTTTAAGATATGTAAATTCTTTACCGGTCATATCAATAAACCGATTCCCGTGCTTCATAACATACTCATCTCCTTTTATTTCATATGTATAATATATATTCCAATATTTAGCTAGATCAGAAATAAAAAAGCCCCTCCCTTTATTGGGAGGGGCTAAATGTTTGTTACAGTCAGCGATCAGTGAGTGATTACGCCGCACAAGTCAAACTCGAGAGATGATGTTTGAAGTTGTTTCGATTACACGCGCTTGACGAACATGGGACCGTCATTAGCCATGATGGGCATACCCTTGATGGTAATATCGGTAGAAATAGCCTCGAACACCACGGGCAGGTTGCGCTCGCTGTAGACGATCGCGGGCTGCACGGAGTTGTCAGCACGACGCAGCTGATCAGTCAGGAAGCTGCTGTACTTGAAGTAGTTGTAGGTCTTCACAGCAGACATCTTGAAGTTATTCGGGATGAGCAGCATCTGCAGCTTGTTATCCTCGAACTGCTGGCTGGAGACGAAGTAGAAGACAGAGGTAGAAGTCTTCACACCGATGCTGTAATTGATGACACCGGAACCACGGCTATCCTCGGAAGCAGCCTTGTCCATGGTGTAGTCGGTATCCAGCAGGCGCAGAATGAAGGGAGACACACCAACGCGGAAGTGGCAGTCGGTCACGTTACGCTCATTCTTCAGCTTCAGTGCACACTGATCCAGGAAGGGAATAAATTCACGCTTGATCCACTCCAGGTTACCATGACAGAAGTTCTGAGGAGCCTGGAAGGGGAACTCAGCGATATACTCATAACCGTTATCCAGGCACTCCTTCAGGCGCTGATCCTCCATACGGGTGGCGATGGTGGTGATATTCTCAGTCATCGCGGTAACCACGTCGGTATTAGCAAAGTGCTGGATGGAGTTGGCGATATCGGTTCTCATCTCCTGAGGCAGGCTGACTTCGATATGAGGACGGGTGGGAACCACAAACTGATCGAAGTTGTTGCGGAAGGAAGTGTAGATGGGATGAGTGTGCTCGTGATGGCTGACGGTAGCATAGAAGTAGACCTTCTTGATCACGTCATCACCGCGCATATACTTCATGACAGAACGATCGAAATCGATAGAAGCAGTCAGGTCAGCGGTGTAGATGGTGCCATCAGGCTTGCGGATATTGAACAGGCAGTTCAGGGTATTCTCACGAGCATCGAAGTAAGGATCGGAACCCTTAGCAATGGTGATATCCTTCTGGGGGATAACCTCACCGTCGATCTCGACGTCGATATGAGAAACACGAACGTCACGGTTCACGCGGAACAGAGGATCGCGACCATCGAGCAGAGGAACATCCTTGATGTTCAGCTCCAGACCATCGACCAGAGTCTCGACCTCGATCTCGGTACGCTTCACGAAGGGCACGGGAGCATAGGGAGCCAGAGCATCCACCAGGTTCTCTTCCTTCTTATCGCCAGGAGCCTTGATAGTGGGAATAACTTCCTCGATCTCCACGATCTGCTTGTCGATAGTACGAGTATCGAACAGACGATGCAGAGTAGCCTCGTAGGGAATGCGCATAGTGGTAGCGATAGAGGCAGTCAGGGTAACCAGACTGGGCATCAGAGCGGACTCGCTCAGGTTGCCACTGTTGGTCATAGACGCAGCCTCGATCAGATTGTTCTTAAACATCTGAGCAACGCCATTAGCGTCCTCACGCAGCATATCCTCGAAGTTATCGTTGATGCAGCCATGATAGTGCTCATACATCAGCTTCTGGATAGACTCACTCATGTTCTCGATTTCGATAGCGGGCAGGGTGGCACCAGCAACAGATTCATTGCAGATAGGGCTTCCCTGGAGCCGAGTGACAATGTCACTAATGTCGCCGCTTTTACTCATACGGCCAAACAAAGCGCTCATTTTGTCAGCTCTCCTTTCAAAGATAAAGATTTAATTTTTGATTGGCTCTTTTTCGGAATGCTCGGGAAAGCACCAACTGGCTGTTCCACCTAACCAGCGGTTTCCCTTATTTTAATGTTTAGAATTACTTCTTTGTAATTCCATCCTTTTTAACATATTCGATCTGAGAATTCACCTGTTTTACGAACATGAAATAGGCCATTAATGCATCCTCATAGTTCACAATCTGGAATTTATATGTAAGGAATTCGTTCAACTGCTTCAGAATCTTATTCAAATTAGCAGTAACGGAGTCCCGTACATCAGGGTCAATGACAGTTTCATTCCTATCAATCATATTAATAGAGGAGGAAACTGTAGAACGTAAATCCATAAACATCTGATAACAAGTTCTCTTAGCGATGGCACGATCAAGCTTAGAGAGATTTAGAATATTTGTCTGGACATTGGTTTCAATAGGTTCATCACCAGCGGTGTCGTCACTAGAACCGTCATCATCCGGTTCAGGTAATCCATCAGGGGCAGGTCCTTCATCTTCTCCACCACCCTCAGGATCATCACTGTCAAGAGAAAAGTCGTTACCGTCTTCTCCTTCTTCACCCTCTACAGCTTCACCTTCACTACCGGTACCTTCTTCCGATTCTTCCCCTTCGGGGGGCGTGTCTTCGGTCGGGGTTTCAGGTTCGTTTCCTTCGGGTTCTGGATCGTCAGCGGGCTCTTCCTCTTCGCCATCCTGTGCATCCTCCTCGGATTCTTCTGTTTCCTTGTCTTCAGCCGGAGGATCTTCCTCTGGAGTCTCTTCATCCTCTACAGGGGTTTCCTCTTCCTCCTGTTCTTCTTCCGCCTCTTCAGTTTCATCCGCTTTATCATTGGCGGTGTTCTTTTTCTTTTTATCATCTTCAGCAGCTTCTAAAAGAGCCTGGAGTCTCAGATTAGAAAGATTCATGAGTACAATATCCTCCTTTCTTAACGATTCACTCTGGCACGAGTCTGGGGATCCCAACGCATACGTTGGATACGCTCATACTCTCTCTGGAGTTTCTGACGGAAACGAATCAGCTCAATACGAGCTTTCTCGTCACCATTACGCTCAGCCATCTGGATCTTCTCTTCTACAATCTCTAACTCATCTTTCAGCTGACCGACAAGAATCGCTCTATCTTTCTTATCAGTAGCACGATCATAGACAACAGAAATCACATAGGAGATGACACCCCATGCAGGATTGAGAATTCCGATAGCTCCGCTTCTAAGCAGTCGTTTAATCTCACGATTGATACGAAGAGATTCTCCGACCATCTCAGCGTGCTTCTTATTTCGCCTCTCTTCACGAAGTTTCTTGACCTTCTTCATAACGAATTCATCGAATTCATTCTCGGCTTTCTTCTTCGCAACAAGAGTCGCTTTGGCGCTTTCCTTGACATTGTTCACAATTCCTTCGTCAAGATACTCAGCCTGTTTCTGATCAATGAAAGCATCAGCAGATTCCAGCAAAGAGATAATTTCTTCGGCAGTTTCGCTAAGATAACTAGCGTCACCTTTTGTGCTATACACAATATCATCAGGATCAGCAGCTTTTGCAATCTCAGTTTGAATCTGAGATGTTAAATCAAAAACCATCTGATTCAGAACCTGATCAACAATCGTCACAAATTTCAAAGCTTCTGGGTCATTGATCTGAGAGCGAACCAATTCACCAACCCCTGCCATCCGCGTTTGTAACATAGCAATCATTGTTTTTGTGAGAGTCAAATATCTGACCCGATTTTGCTTCATTGTAGTTACTTCCGACTGGATCAGACCCCAGAGCGGAGAAAAAATGCCAGTATAAATAGCAGGGTGATATAATGCCATATAAGCGGCCAAATCGGCACAGAAAGGATCATTGCTCAAAAGAGCCGTGTAGATATATCCCCAGTCATTTACAGTTGGCTGAGCTTCTACATCTTCAGGGAGTGTGCAGAGAAAAAATGTGCTATAAAATTTAGCACAACTATCAGTTGACTTATATTTGGTCAACTTTGCAGTGTTCATCAGTTTTTTGATCGATGCAACAACCGCATCAGCACCAGACTTTGTCTCAATGGCCTCTTGCAATAACATATTGCGAATCATTGCGGTTTTGACACCTCCTATCTATGAAAAGTCTTATAGTGATGTCCTCCTAATCTTGTTTTAATGGACCTGAACACTAATATACTATCCTAAAATTCAGGAGGAGAGTTTCCATGTTTGTAAATAATGAAAAAGTCGAATACTATCTCCTCAACGAAACTCTCGTTGATGAGGAGACGAATGCTAAACATCATAAGATTTTGAGTGAGAATGTTGTCGAACACGGCGGTAGAAAAATTCTTACTCTTACTTTCCAACAGGTTCTTCAGAGTGCCAATGTTCGTAACTGGAATGGTCGTATCTACGGTGACCAGGATATTATGCGTTCTATCGAAACCAACCCCCTGATCCAGCATGATCTGAAAATGGGTACCTGGGGCGGTGAATACGGTCATCCCCAAATTGAAAAGGGTCAAAATGAGCTTGCTCGTCAGATGACTCTTTGGCCTCCTGCCGTTTGTTGGATCGTAAAGAAGCCTCATATGGAAGGTAATTTGCTTATCGGTGAGTGTACTACCACTGCCGGTGGCTATGGTGATATGGTCCGTGATCGTATTCTCAGCGGTGTCCCTGCTATGGCATCCAGCCGTGCTATCGGGGGTGTTGATAAATCCGGCAAAGTTCTTCCAGGATATACCCTGTGCTATATTGACTGCGTATTCCGTCCTTCTCATAAAGAAGCTTATATGAAAGAAGGTTCTGTGAAATTCAATAACTTCAATGTGCCTTCCGGTAATACTATGAGTGAGTCCGCAGTCCGTCTGGATGTTGCCAATGATCCCAGTTTCAAAGATTTCCTGCTCAGTGAGTCTGTGAGTAAAGAAAAGATCTCTATGGTTTGTGATAGTCTGAATCTGGACTATGATTCCATGGTTATCAGCGAAAACGCTCTGAAGATTACTCGAGTAATTGGTGATACCAAGCAGACTGTTGTCATGCCTCTGAATAAGCTGATCGGTGCTGAGTATTACAGACTCTTCCAGAAATAAAAAAAGAACACCCGGGAAGTTATTCCCGGGTGTCTTTCTTTTCTAAACGATGAAAAATTGTATTGGCGTTTCGTCATAATAGCCATATAGCGGTTTTAGATATTTTGCTCGAGTATAGTGTCTACATTTATCAAGGGCCTTTATATGTACTATGCTGATAAGTGAGACA